ATGGCCCCGGATTCTGCATTTTTTGCCATCTCATACCCGGCATTCCGCACCTGCTGGGCTTTCTCTTTGTCCACCATGCCAAGTGCAATGCCCTCGGCAATGTATTCAGCGTCACTTTCACCCAGCTGGCTCGGGCTGTGGATCTGCCAGTACCCCGTAAATACGTTTCGGATGCTCTGCGCCAGCCCCAGCATGGCATTTTGAACTGTCGCCAGTGCCCCGGCGTCCTGCAATCCTTCGGCCAGACCCAGCACCAGATAACGGCCATTTTCAGCCATCACGGTGGAGGGCGAGTGGATGCCTGCCTTATCCCGGTAGGTCTGGTCCATGTCATCGGCCAGATTCGCCATGGCATCTTCGGCTGCAGCCGTGTTATCTTTTACACCCTTGACAGCGCCGCCCACCAGATGCTTTCCGGTCTCCTGCCCGGTTTCTTCTACACCGTCATCCTTGCCCAGCTTGCCTTTCTGGCCAAAGATGAGGCCCAGCAGGCCACTGCCCTCTGGCAGATACTGGTTCAGCCAGTTCTGGAACTGCCCCTGCAGGGTGTGCTGGGCAAACCAGTTGTTGATCTGGTCCCACAGCCCCTCCAGAGCCCCCTGGATGCCACCGTTTCCGGTGTCACCGCCATCCCATGCCCAGCCGATCAGGTCTACTGCCGTCTGAATCAGGATGGTCGCCAGCACAAAGAACGCTTTCGAGAGCGGCTCTGCACAGGCCACGATCACGTCACAGATCATGGTCACCATGCTGATGAGGGCCTGGGTAATGTCCGGAGCCGCGTTGATAATGGCTGTGCACACGGGTCCCGCAAAGAACGAGAGCACGCCAAAAATGGCCATAGCTCCGGCCAGCTTCAAAGCGCCGCCGCCAAAGTGGTCAAAGGCTTGTGCCATCATCTCAAGGCCCTTGGCCAGAGGTGCAAAGTAACCTACTCCGGCTGCCACGGCACACACGATGCCAATAGCCCCACCAAAGCTCGCGAGGGCAGCTCCTACCTGGCCCAGTGTCACCCCGTCAAAGCCATGGATGGCCAGGCTCAGCACGCCAAGGGCAATGCTGAACGTCACCATAGATTTTGAGATGGCACCAAGGGTCTTGTCGAGGTTCAGGGTGGAAATGGCTTTCAGAGCTGCCACCAGTGCGGTCAGTCCCAAAGCCGCTGAAATGCCTCCCTGCGCAAGAGTCCCAGGGTCCATGCTGCCAAACCGCGCCACAGCCCCTGCCAGCACGTACAGTGCCGCTGCCATGGCCAGGATGCCCACGCCTGCCCCGGCACTTCCCGTCGAAAGGCTGGAAGCCGCTGCCAGGGCCGTCAATGCAACGATCACTTTCTGCAGTCCGTCAATGGCTGCGTCGCCCATCACGGCAAACAACCCTACGGCGCCTGCCAGCACTCCCAGTGCGGACGCCATCATGAAGATGCTCGCCCCCGAGCCAAAGTGAGTCTTGCGGGAGACGGTCGCCATCACGGTGAGCAGCAGCATGATGGTTTTCATGCTGGTCATGGCTGCATCCAGGCTAAAGTAGTTGATCTTAGCCAGGCTTCCTACCGCCTGCGCAATGATCCAGATGCCGCTGGCCATCGCAGTCAGCGCGACCCCATTTTGAATCCACAGTGGCCCGGCCACGCCCTGGATCACCGCCAGCGCCGAGGCCATCGCCGTCAGGCTCATCCCAAGCCCTGCAACGGCAATGCCCGCTTTTGCAAGGCTCGTAAACTTGATCTCACTCAGTGGCTTCATGGCCGTTGAGAGGATGCGCACCGCCGTGCTCAGGGCCAGCAGTTCCACCGCCGTTGCCAGCAGCACCTTGTGATTGATGACCTTATCACCAACTTTCAGGGTGGCGGTCAGCTTGCCCATCAGGCTGATGGCAATGGCCAGCCCTGCAATAATGCTGCCAAGGCCCGCCATGTTTTTGCTGAAATCGCCCTGCTGCATGGTCTGCATCAGGTTGTTGAGCCCTTTCGTGATGGAGCCCACGGCAATGCCCAGGCCCACCAGCGCCGCAGCCGCACCCCACAGAGTGCCCGCGTTCAGCAGCTGGCTCTGAATGGCCGTAATGGCCTTGTTAAAAGTCTTTGCTTCCGGTACCAGGCTCTTGGCGGAAATGGTCAGTGCCCCGATCAGGGCGATAGCCCCCAGCACTGTGGCTGCAAAGCGGTCTGTGTCAATGCGGCTCATTACCAGCATTGCACCGGAAAGGATCAGCACCGCTGTCGCCATTCCCGTCAAGGTCTTGGCCGCTTCGTTCGCTTGCCAGGTCTTAAGCGCCTTGGTCAGTGCCTTAAAGCTGCCCGTCATGGCATCCAGCGTCGCGGTCAGTGGCGTCTGGAGCATCTTCTTCAGGCTCACCATGGCTTTTGCCACCTGATTGATGGCTACGGCCAGCAGTCCAACGTCAAGCAGGCTCAGAAAACGGTAGATGTCCGTCCCGCTGATAGCGTCAAAGCCCTCTTTCAGCGCCGTAAAGAACGCGCTTACCGGGGCAAAGGCGTCTCCGGCTTTCGTGGTGATACGGTCCATACTGGAAGAAAAGCCCGTCGCAAACGCCCGGATGTTCTCGTCCAGCCGTCCCGGCATCTCCCCGATCATGGCCCCAAGCTCTTCCAGCGTCGGCAGCTGTCGGCCCAGGATGTTCGTGGCCAGTTCGCCCACGCTACCCAGGCGCGAGATAAGGCCGCCAATGGCCATGCCCAGCGCTCCGAGCATCGTCACACTGCCGCCTACCACGCCCTGCACCAGCGCTGAGAGTTTCCCGAAAGCGTTCTTCCCAATGATATACAGCCCGCCCAGCAGCCCCTCAGCCTGTTCGCCTTTCGCCAGCAGTTCGTCGACGGCTTTGCCCAGACGGGTATTCCGCAAAGCATCCGCCAACCCATCCAAAGGCTTCAGCAGCTGCTTGGCTGCGTCTTTCAGGCCATTAAATTTGTCGGTCAGGCTCCCACTTCCGGTCAGCACTTCGTATACCCGGGTCAGAAAACTCCCCATCCCGGCGCCAATGCTCAACAGCACGTCCCCCACCGGAGCCGCTGCATTCGCCAGCAGTCCAAAGGCTTTCACACCAATGCGGCCCAGCGTCTTCAAGAGGGTCGTCCCCACTTTAACCACGCTGAACACGCCCTGGAACGTCATTTTGATTTGTTCCGCCGCCTCATCGCTGATTATGAGCTTTTGGGTAAGATCGTCCAGCCGCTCGGCCATGGTGTAAATGCGGTCGCCGCTTTTCGGCGGGAAGATCTCGTCAAACGCCCCTTTGACGGACCCCATGATCTTAGCAATGGCGTCCCACACGTTCCACAGGCTCTGCATCAGGTGCTGTCTGCCGGAAACCTGGCTCATGGCTTTCGCATACTGGTCCAGGTTCAGGCTGCCGTTTCGGATCTCGTCGTTCACCTTGCACAGGGCGTCGTAATCCTGCTGCATGGCGTCCCGATCAAGGTTTCGCTTGTCCAGTTCCTTGTCGCTCAGGGCCAGACGCTCTTTCAGGGAAGCAATGGTCTGGTCCAGGCTCTGCTGCAAAAGGTTTGCATCCACGCCGCCCTGCTCCATAGCCTGGGCAAAGCTTCCGGCACTCTGGATGGCTTCTTCCGTCACGGCGCCGTTCGCCAGTGCCACTTTCTGCAAAACAGCGTCGTATACACCCGCCTGGTCACCCATACGGTTGTTCAGCTGCTGCCAGCCGGTGTCCATCCCCTCTTTCATCCGCTCGTTCAAAGCATCAATACTGGGCACAAACACGTCGTATAAGCGGTTCGCCAGTTCCGTCCAGGTCTCGGTAGCCTCTTCCTTGTTGCCGAAAATGGTCTCGAACAGGCTCATCCACTTGGAGCTCACAGCGTCCTTCGTGGAGTCAATGGCCTGGGCAAAGCTCGTTGCCTGCTGGGCTGCCAGGGCCGCACGCTCCGCCAGTTCCCCATATTGACCGGAAAGCTGTTCCAATGCCTCTGAGCTGGTCATACCCTTGTTTTTCTGGGTCAGCTGGTAGGCCGCTTCCATCATGGAGGAGTATTTGGCAAAGGTCTTCTCCATCACCTGGGTGTCGGCCCACTTGTCGGAAAGGGTCGATTCAAAGCTGGCAATGGTCACATCGCTTTCTTTGATCTTGCCAAGCTCCACTGCCGTGTCGATCAGCTCCTGCTTCAGAGCTTTCGTGGCGGTACCCATCAGGTTCAGGCTCTTCCAGTCCTGCAATTGCAGATGGCCTGCGCTATAGCTCTGGGTCAGGTTGCGGATGGTGCTCTGGAAAGCAAATCCCGTCTTACCAGCATCTGCGGTGGCATTGGCGATGCCCATGATCATGGGGATCATCTTGTCAATGTTGCCGCCCGCTGCCGTCATCTGGCTCAAAGCGCTGGTCATCTCATTGAAACTGTAGCTCGTCTCATCCGAGTACCACATCAGCTTGTTCAGGTAGCCGTTCACCTGGTCGATGCTCTTACCGGTGGCGTTCATGATGGTCTGTACGTTGGAGGTCTTCTCCGTGTACTTGTCCCATCCGCTGGCGATCTGGTCTACCGAGAGGCTTTTTACCAGTTTCTCGCCTGCGTTCACGGCCTTGTTGGTAATGTTCACCAGTGCCGTGGCGGCTATGATGTCCAGCGCCGAAAACTTGCTCTGCAAGTCGTCCAACGAGCGGGACATGGTATCAAAGTCTACTTTTTCCGCAGCGGCGTCCAGCTTTTCAAAGCCCTTTTCGGCCCCTTTGAACTGAAGCTTTTCCATCAGCTTGTCAATCAGGCCAATGGTCTTCTTTGTGTTTTTCTCAAAGTCCGCATTGTTGAATTGCATCTCAACAACGCGCTGGTCTACTTCCCGGCTCATTCGGTCCTCACCTCACCCCAAGCCCGCTGTGCAATTCGTTCAAATATCGGCCGCATGGCCGGGTTGATGTAATCCACGCCCTCTACATACCCGCCGTTCCGGGTACCGTGGCCATATTGCAGGATCACTGCAATGGGCACGCCATCCACAATATTGGAGTTGGACCACGTAATGGTGATCCGTTCGTCGCTCTTGTGCACGGTATAGCTCCAGCTGGCAGCGGTCTTACCTGTATCTTTCGGCGTGGCCCGTGCCAGTGCCTCCACGCCCTCTTTCCCGTACTGGTCCAAAAGATCGTCCAGCTGTAAGTTCGAGCATCGCTTCAAAAATTTTCGTGTCTTCTTAAAGTTGCCTTTCTGCTTGAATACGATGATCTTCGGCATTTTGAAAAATTATCCCCTCGTATGCAGTTTTGCCTTTCGCTGGGCGTTCAGGGCCCGCTGCTGGGCCATCGCCTCGCCCCGGCTCATCTTCTTGGGCGGTGTCTGGGCTTCGCTGCACACCCGCAGCAGCGTCAAAAGTCGGTTCAAGTGCCATTTTTCGCACTCTTTCGAGATGCCCAGCTGGAACATCTGGCAATACAAAACCTCGGCCGTCGTCACCGTTCCGCTTCTTCGCGGCGGTGCTTTCTGCCGAGGTCTTTTTGCCGGGTCTCTTGGTTCGTTCGGTTTTGGCTCCCCATGAAACCAGGTCGCGGTCATGGGGTCGTCCATATATGTGTTAATGGCATTCAGCTGTTCTCTCGTCAAAAACTGGTACACATTCAGGTCAATGCCCTTGTCCAGTGTCATGCAGCGCAAATAATCCAGCTGCTGTTCGCGGCTCATGCTGCCGCCGGACGAGAAAAACGGGATATGCCACTTGCTTTCCCATTTAGCCAGGGAGAGCAGAGAGTGCTCCAGCCGCAGAGTCGTTTCCCGGATATACAGGAACTCCTCCCGGTTCGGGTCCCATACCTGTCGTGCAGGAATTTTCAGTACCAGCATTTCTCTTCCCTCCCTGGGGTGTTAAATAGGGCTGCGTTTTCCTCTACTCCTGGTTCCCGCTTTGGGCGAGACCGAAGGGGTAAGAGGGTTACTCAGCACTGGTGGTGTTGTCGATCAGGCTCAGGCCCGGCTGTGCAGACTGGGCAGCAGCGGCCTTCTTTTCCAGGTCCTGGGGGATCACGTTGTTGAAGAACTCGGTAGCGGCCTCGGTGTTGGTCAGCATTTCCATATACAGGTCGCTGTAGGCCTGCGTGGCCAGGAAATCGTCCAGCACCGCCTGGTTCTTGATGAACTTCCGGCCGTCCGGGCTCAGCACGCCGTAGCTCTTGCAGATCGTTTCCTTAAAGAGCTTGGTCATCTCGGTCTGGTTCTTGGCGTTCACGATCCGCTCGATCATTTCCTTAAAGCCGCCCTCGGTGGAAAGCTGCATCTCCATCAGCTCGGCTGCCGTCAGGTTGAAGTAATAGTCCTCCACACGCTTGGTACCGCCAAAGTCGGTGGTCTCCATCGTTTTCTTGTACATAGCTTCTTCTCCTTTTTCGATAAGAGGTTTACTCGGCTGCCTCGCTGGTGGTGATCAGCTGGATCAGCTCGTCCGGGGTGGGCAAGGTGGCGTCGGCGGCCTCGCTGCCCCAGAGCTTGTCCTGGATGGCCTTCACGGTCTTCTCCTTCAGCTTGGAGCAGTCGATCTCCATGTGGGAGCTGGGGCGGTGGCCGGTCACGTTCACGGGGCTTGCGCTGCACTCCCAGCTGAAAGTAATGGCATCCGGGCTGTCGTTGATGGTGGCATAGCTCTTCTCAGAGGGAGAAGCGGTGCTGTTCCATGCCACGTGGATCTTCTGGCCCACCTCGTCGGTCACGTCGTTGCCTTTGGTGGTCACCCAGCTGAAACCGAATGCTTTGCGCTTCTGCTGGCCGATGGTCACGCCGGCTGCCACGTGGGCAGAGCCGTCGCAGGGCTCCCACTCCTCGGGGTAGGTGTATGCTTCAATGGTAAAGCCGTACTCCTCTGCGCTGCGCAGGCTGGCGTACTTGATGTCGTCAGCGTAGAGCTTGGTCTCCTCTGCGCCGGAGGGGCTCTCAGTCACGGCGGTAAGGCCGTTCCAGGCAACGCCATTGTCATAAGAGCCCTGGTCGTTCATGGGGTAGAGCACGCCCATCTTGGTGCCCATCTCGTAAAACTTCTCACCAACGGCGTCCCAAATCAGTCTTTTCGGCATAGTGTTCCTCCTTTATTGGTAAATGGTAAAAGTGGTGTGGTACAAATTGTCCGAAACAAAAGAGCGGTCGTAGGCGCATTTCGGCAATACGCTTACGGCCGCTTTCAGTTTCGAGTCCGGGTCAGGGTCGATCACCGTCACCGTGTAAAACAGGTGCTGTGCATAAACTCCGTTGTTTGCGTGGCGGTTCTGCCTCCGGCTCTCGCTGTACACGATACAGGGGTATTTCAGCTTGTAACCGGCAGGCGGCTGGAAATAAAGGTTCTCTTTCCCGGTTGCCTGCCGCAGCACTTCACGCAGTTTCGTGTCAAGGTGCTGGCGTGTTTCCATTCCAGATCCCTCCCAACGTCAACACCAGTCGGGGCAGCTGCACCTTCACAGCGCTCACTTTCCACCGCTGGCCCATGAATGTTGCATACCGCAGGTTGTAGAGGTTCGCCGATGCAAATGGGTCGGCCACTACACTCAGCTGGTTTCCAAGCTGGATGTCTTCATTGACCTGGTCGCTCCCCTGCATCTGCCGCCCAAACTCCAGCACGTCGCCGTAATAGCTCCGCTCTACGATTCGCTCTGCAAATACGCTGGGGGCCGATTCGCCCGTGTCCTCCGCAAACCCGATCTTCCCGCTCCATTTCATCGGTTTGTTCCTCCATTTTGATTAGTTGATGCTAACCGTGGGGCCGACCAAATCAGCCCTCGTCTGCTGCGGCCGTGCAGGTGGTGGCGGTGGTGCCATCGGTCACGACCACACCGGCAGCCAGCAGAGCAATGGGCAGGTAGGTCTTGTCGGCAGCCACAACCAGCAGGCGGCCCAGCTTAAAGGCCCGCTCCACGTCCGCCTTCTTGGCTTTGGTCTTGTGGTCCTCTTCCTCATACAGGGCCTTGTCGGTGTGCAGGTAGGCAATGTAATTTGCCACGTGCAGGTCATAGCCGGTTTCGTAGATGGTGTTCAGCATAGTTCTATCCTTTCATTGATTCTTGGCTCCCCCAGTATGGGAGCTCCGCAAGGCGCTCGCCATCGGCGAGACCGAAGCGGTGAGAGGTTTACATTTGATATGGTTTAAGCAGCCCACTCAACAGCCATGGCGCTGAACGGGGTGGTCAGAGCGCCAGAGCAGCGGGTCTCGATCAGGTACTTCTGGGCGTTGAAGTCGATGTCGAAGTCGTCGAACATGGAAACAGCGCCGCCCTTGTCTGCGCCCACGGTGTAGTCGGCCAGGTTCACGATCAGGCAGACCAGGTCACCGCCCTTGGCACCCTTGCGGCCCTCCATCTCGGGGATGGTCACAATGTTCTTCACGCGCAGCTTGCGGGCCAGAGCAGCCTCGTCAGCATACAGCGGGTGGCCGATGCTGTCCTCCAACAGGAGCATCTCGGTCAGAGCGTCCTCCGTGGTGAACAGGGTGGGGGTGCCGGAGCCGCGGTACTCCTTGCGGCTGCGCAGGATCTGCTTGATCAGGGCCTTGTACTTGTCCTCCACGGTGGTCAGGCCGGTGGTCTTGCACTGGACCTTGATGGTAAACAGGTCTGCGTCGTTGAACACAGGACGGATGCAGTTCTCGTCGATCTTGTCCTCAGAGGCAGCCAGACGGCCGTCGCCCAGCAGGTAAGCCAGAGCCAGCTCACGGTTCAGCTTCAGGCGCATCTCCTGCTTCAGCCATACCACAACGTCAAAGCTGGTAATGTCGATCACGTCGTCGCGGTCCAGCTTCTGCTTCTTGTACACAGTGGTAGGGCTGGTGGAGCGGCGCAGCAGGCCAAAGACCTCTTCCTTCTTGAAGTTGCCCTTGATGTAACCCTTTGCGCGGGCGTCGTCCTCGGTCAGGTCGGCAAACATGCTCTTGAACCGGCTGAAGGGAATGTGGTGCACAGCGCCCATGACCACGCTCACCCAGTCGTCGGGCTTATCAATGATGCGGGGCGTGGTGTCCAGCAGGTGATCCTCAGGGAACAGCCAGTCGATATTGTCGATGCTGTGGGCCAGCTCGTCACTGTCCATACCGGCATCCTCAAAGGCGGCTTTCATGGTGCCGTGGCTCTTTGCGGTCTTGACCACATTGTTGATCTCTTCGATGCTGTGCTTCAGCACGGTTGCGTTGGTATCCTTGTCGAAAACATTGTGCTTCACGGTATCGTCCTCCTCACCGTCGTCTTCGCCGCCGTCCGCTTCCTTAATGGCCATGCCAACAAGTGCGTGGCAGCACTCCTGCTGTTCAGGGGTCATACTCTCGTACACCTCTTTCAGCGTCTTGCCGTCGTTCTGCTTTTCGTCCGCCATTTTGGCTTCCTCCTGTTTGTGTTCGCCGCCCTCGGCGCTGTGTTTCAGCTCCTCCAGCGGGTTGCCGTTCGGGTCCATGCCGTGGGTCAGGCTCAGGCCCGGGTCGTTGTAGATAAACGCTTCTCCGCCCTCGTAGTCTTCATCGGCGCTGTGCTTGATCACCTCGTCGATCAGGGCTCCGGGGTTGCAGCCCGCCAGCACAAGGCTTACCTCCCGGATAAAGCCGTGCTTTACGGTCTTGCCCACCTTCTGCAGGCCGTTGGCAAAAATGGAAAACGCGTTCAAGTCGCCGCTTTCTACGCACTTCCGGGCCGTCCGGCCGGTGTCCGTGTCGTTGAACTTGGCGTAGCAGTACACACCGCCGGGGCGGTTTTCCAGCAGACATTTGCCGATCACGTTTCCAATGTCGCCGTGGTCATGGTTGTACACCATCGGCACCACGCGGCCGTCGCACTCACGGAAAGCATCCTGAGCAATGGTCAGGCCGTCGTAGCACTGGACGTTTGCTTTCGTCGCCCAGCCGCTGCAATCATAGTCGAATTTAGCCATTTTGATTTGCAATGCTCCTTTCTACGGCCTCTTTCCCATTCACGATGGTCTGGTCCTGGGCCGCAATTTCTTCTTTGGAGGCCGAAATGTTCGAGTTTCGCAGCTCGTCCGCCTTCGGGTCCTTCGAGGGTTTCATCCCGATCACCTGTCGGAACTCGTTGCTCGTCATGATCTCGTTGCGGGTAAACTTGTCGGCCATCTCCGCCACCATGGAAACAGGTGCCAGCTTGAACGGGTCGCGGAAGAACAGGATGCTCTCCCGGTCCTCTTCCCGCTGTTCTTTGGTCAGAAACTTTCGTCTCATCTCGTCCACGGCAGCCGCCACCAAAGGCTCGATGGTACGGTTTTCGTAGTTGGTCATCACCTTGTCGTCTGCAGTACCGTTCATGATTTCCGGCGTGATCCCCAACTGACTGTGTGCCATGTTCGTCAGGTATTCCACGCTTTTCAGAAGGTTGTTTTCGAGCGAGCGATTCAACTGCGTAATGTGTTCCGTGCCATCGGTGTAGGCGATTCCGTATTTCGAGCCTGCCAGCTGGTCCTCCACTTCCTTGCGGCGCCGCAGGGCCTGCTGTTTCCGGGCCTCGCTCTTCACCACATAGGGCAGTTGGATGATCAGATCCAGCTTGCCGCTGCCCACCTGTTCGTCGATGATATCCATCAGGTTCAGCTTGCGGATGAGCCGCTGGATGGTGCCGTTGGGCTCGTTCATCACGGCGTAGAACGGGTTTTCGATCAGGGCTACCCGGCTTTTCGGCAGGGTGATTTCCTCCCGCTGGCCTGTTCGGTCGTTGTACAGTTCCAGCCGCACATCGTCCGGGTACCATTCCTTCACCTTGCCCACCCGCATGGATTTGATGCTTTCCTCGCCTGTCCGTGCATCCACGTCCACGTCCACGGGCACCAGCGCGATCACGCCCTCGTCCAATACAGAGAGGAACATATCGTACCGCAGCGCCCGCCCGGTCTGGTCTTTGTTGGCGGAGAGGTTCAGGCAAGAATTAAGGCCCGAATCAACGGTTTCGCTGTAGCGTCCGTTTTCATCGAGCCTTACGTGATTGATGGTAATGGAAGCCGCATCCATCGCAATGCGGCTGAGGATGGCGGTCAGGATGGTGCGGTCATTCCCGCGGTTCAGCCGTACCCGGTCGGGCCGGTAACTGTATCCGCCGCCATAATAGCTTTTCCCGGGAGGGTCCCGGTTCAAAAATGCATTCCAGGCGTGTCGCAGTCTGGAGCCAAAGGTCTGTGATGCCATTTTGAATTTCCTCCAGACTTACGCTTCGTCTTTCTTGTCGTCCTTCTTTTGCTGTTGCTGGCCTCCAGCACTGCCATTTACAACCGCATTTGCCAGCTCCGGGTTGCCCATCACATCGGTGATAAAACGCTTTGCACCGTAGCTCATCACGCCTGCGGTCGCCTTGGTCAGCACCTGCTTCCCGGCGTCCTGCATCACACTCTTCACAAAGGTCTGCCCGCCGTTCACATCTTTTCGCAGCTGCTTCACGTCCCGCTGGAGTTGCAGCCGTTCTTTCTCAGCCTTCAGCTCCTTATTGGGGTCATCGGCCCGGATATTACTCTGCCCCTGCAAGTCACGGTATTGCTTTTCCATCTGCAAACGGTTGATGCGGCTGCGAAGCTCATCGTCTGTGTAGTCCTCAGCGTTCTTGCCGCTTCGCTTCGGGGCGTATTCGGTTTTCGGCTGCTGCGCATCCTCACCAGCATTCCCATCCCCGGCATAGTGCTTCTTGCCCGCGGCCGTCAGGGTACCGTCCTTGTTCTGATACCGCCGCACACCCCACTTCATGCCCTTGATGCCCCAGTGGTATAGCTCGTCCTTGTATACCTGCATATCTTTATCACCTCACCCTCTTCGACGTTGATTTCAAAAGCCGCTCCACGGTCATCCGGCCTTTTTCCAGTCGGTGTTTCATCCGGGAGGACCTGGTTTTCGCGTTATAACGTCTTTTTGCCGCATTCATCCGTTTCTTTTTCGCTTTACGGGTCTCGTTGGCAGCTTTTTCTCTGCGGTATGCCGCATCCCGCAATTTGTCTGCCACGTCACGCGTTACATACTTTTTCTGGGTCTGGAGTTTTCCGTCTTTATCGGTGTACTGTTCCATGGCGTAGTTTGCCGTTCTCCCATTCGGATGCTCCTCGCGCCCGTATTCGCCCGTCAACTTTTTCTTTCCGCTGCGGATGTAAGCCGCATAATCCTCTTTCGAGTAAAAGTAGCGGTACACATTCTGCCCATTCTTCGTTCCCGTCTGAACACGCATGTAATACCGATGTTCTTTCTTCTCGCTGCCTTTCCGGCTGTTGCCGAACCACCCGTGCGCAATATAATCCCACCAGTCATTCTTTCCGTAGTAGTCCAACTTCTTACCTCACACCTTTCTGCAATTTACAACGCTTATCTACTGTGCTATACTTTTCTTGACGATTATTTATCGACGAAGGGGAGTTCTTATGGAAGCTGTCATTTGCCCTAATTGTGGTTCGCCCATTGATATCCCTAAAAGCATGCCAGTCACTATCATCTGTAAGAAATGTGGTAAACCATTTGGCGTTGAATACGATCCTTCCGAATTCGGAATTTGGGGCAAAGCCAAAATCAAATACAACGATTTTTCGATAAAACATCCTAAAATCCTAAAAACAGTGAAAGCCGTAGGTGCTATTGTGGCTGTCGCCGGAGCAGCTTATCTACTCAATCGGCCCGACGAAAACACAACCGCTATCGACTCTACCGCTTCATCTGATCCAGAGGAGTCTAGTGTTCCTATCTCATCAGGAGATAGCTATGATGACTCTGACTATGATGAGGAAGACGATTATTCCCTCAATGGCTGCTGTCGAACTTGCGGTGCATCTCTTGATGACGCTTTCTATACCATGCCATGGGAAGACGACGATAATGAATACGGTTACTGGACTTGCCGCAGATGTCACGCAAAGAATTATGATTGGGATAGCGGCGATGATTGATCACTCAAACGCATCCCGGTTCTGTTTCCATGCCACGTAAGCGTCCATCATGGCCGCCACGGCGTCGATCTTCTGGTCCTGCCGCTGCTTGTAGAGCTTGCGGTTGCCGTTGGTGTCCACCAGTGTGATGCAGTTGCCCATGGCAAATTGCATCAGCTGCTCGTCAAAGATCAGCTTCCGCTGTTCGCTCAGCTTCTTCAGCTCTCCCAATGGTACGCTCTCGGTCTTGGCGCCCTGGATCACTTTCGTGATACCAAAGGTGCCATTCTCGATGCCCCACCGCTCCACAAACTCTTTTGCATTGTATGGGTCGTAGCCAAAGGCCCGCACGTCGTATTCGTTCTGCTGGATAAAGTTGTCCAGGTCGTCGTACACCTGCATCATGTCCAGCACGGTGCCATCAAAGACGAACAGCGTCCCCTCCTGCATAAACTGCTCATACTGCTGCCGTCGGCTCACGGGCAGCTGGCTCAGGGTGTAGCTGGTAATGTAGTCCCGCGTCTTTACCCCAAAATATCCGTTTGTAAGCGGAAACAGGAAAGTAAAAGCACAGAAGTCATCCCCCATGCTAAGGTCAGCTCCCATGGCGCAGGGCATCTGCCAGTAATCCCGGTGGCGGTGGCACAGCGTTTCCTCGTATGGGAAGAAATAGGTGTATCCCTCCATCGGCAGGTTGAAGCGTTTTGCCAGAATGTCGTTTCGTGCACTGGGCGATTTCTCAGCGCGTTCCACGTCCAGTTGGTAGGTCTCGTAGCTCACGGTCTTGCCCAGGTTTGGGTTGGCCTTCAGCCACATTTCCGGCTGGCCCACCTCGTCCAGGGAGTCAAGCTTGTAGTACCAGATGGACACGTGCGGGTTGATGTACTCCCCTTTCAGGATCTGCATCAATTCCATTTTGATGTCGTCGCCGCAGCCATTGCGCACGGTGCCCTCGGAGGAAGCCGCCACAATGAGATAGTTCTCGTTCTTGGCCGCACCCTGCTCAATGGCACCAATGGGGTCCTCCCGGATGTCGCAGCTCAGCCACTCGTCCACGGTCGCCACCGTGTCACGCCGTCCCTGCAGCTTTTCAATGGTCATGGGCCGCACTTCCAGCAGGCTGTTGGTCAAAAAGTTCTCGATGCCTTTCTTGGTGCTGGCCATCTTCACCCGGTCGGCTTTGCTGCCAGTGGTGTTCTGCAGGCTGCCCTCCGTCATAAACTTCATCACGGGGCCTTTGGCTCGTGCTAAGGCTGTGCGGAATGGGGCCAACACCTCCTCGGCCTGCTTCATAGTCGGTGCCGTGGTCAGCTGCTGAGTGGTGTTGGTGTTTGCGGTCATGAAGTAGGCCTGCAAAAACTCCAGGTACATGGTCTTTGCGGCCGCGCGGGTAATGATGAGGTATTGCTTCTGGATCAGCCGCTTTTTGATGCGCTTCGTCTCGTAGTGCCCGCCGCCTCCGTGGGGGTTTGGCACAAACACGCTGCGCTCCACAAAGTAATACCAGCCAAAGATCTCTTCGGCCCATAGCTTAAAGCTGTCCAGCATCTTCACGTCGCCGCCGTCGGTCAAGGTCAGTTCATCCTCACAAAACGCGATGAAGCCATTCACTGCCTTGTCGTCGTACCAGATGCCGGGGTTTGCAATGAGATCGTCAATGCGGTTCATCTCCATGGAGATTTCCCTGCAAACCGGGATCTCCCCACGCATCACGGCCTCCCGAAACCGGCCGTAGTAGATCGGCGTGGCCGTGTTTGAGAGTGCCATATTTTCTTCTCCTTACCGTTTTGCCTGATAATACGGCTTGCTTTCCAACGCTAAACACAAACTGCTGTTCGGGCAGCTCATGGTCCCGTGTTTGGCACAACTTTCGCAGAGCGCATACGGGTTTTCCGGGCGCTCTGCTTTCTTTTGGTGCTCCATCGCCCACTCCTGAACGACTTTCAGAAAGCTCATATGTTTTCTTCCGGCACGTCGTGCTCCACGTTCAGCCGCCATTCCATCTCGGAGGCGGTATTTTTCAGCGCTTCCATGGTGGTGCTGCTCTGTGGCACGTCAAAGCCCAGCAACCGCACTTTTACTGCTGCATACGCCTTGACGGCTGCCGCTTTTATCGGGTCCGGCAGAAACTGTTCCCACGTCTCCCCGGTTCCCGTGATGAAGAACCCCTCTTTGGGCCCTACCCCCATCTGGGTCAGTACCAGAAACACGCTGTTCAGGTACATCACAATGTCCGGGTCAAAGTCCGTGCACTCTTCCGCCACCCCCAACAGTTTCTTTACACTGGTCAGGATGCTCTCGCTCATTTTGATGTACCTCCCATGACTTTTTCTCTTCATTCCACTTGTCAATTGCACTGCTAAGAGCATTGGCTGCGGATACCATGCTTTTCAGCTTTTCAAGTTCATGGGCTGTGGTATCTGCTTTCCGTACCGCAATATGCTCTCCTGCTGCTTTCACACTTTCAGCATTTTTTGCAGTATTCATGTAAGTCATTTCAGCATCTGTTTCAAAGGTCGTCTCACGCTGGATTGATGACTGCACGGCATCAGCCATCCTTAATTGAAAGTCATAGTCATAAAACCCGGGGTCAACGCTATGAACCTCGGGAACAAGATAACCCTGTGTGGGCCTCTCATGCGGTACACGCCAATCCTTGCTGATGCCCGTTCCGGCAATCGAAACGTTCGCCCACAGCAGGCATTCGTCCAGCTTTGTCAGTGCCAGGCCTCTTTCCATGCTCGGGTTCAACTGCCGGAGCATCACTTCGGCCTCTTCCAGCTTTTTCCTCAGGAGGGCGCTGTAATCCTGCTCCCGGGTGCTAAACGCTTTCTTCGGATACATTTTCGTTTTCCTCCACAACTTCCCAGTCATCGCAACACATCTGGCACAGGTTCATCCCAAAGTCGCTCACTTCCCGGAAGTTAATGTCGTGTCCTTGTGCCGTGTGGATAATAAGCTCTCCCCCGGCAATTCGCCAGTAGCCTTTCCAGTGGTGCCGCCTTACTTTCAGGCCCTGCTTCATGCTGATCCATGCACTCGTCCAGTTCATATTACTTCCTCCATGGGCAGGTGTCGCCCGGCTTTCGCTCTCCATCCGGAAGCTGCGGCTTTTTCCCCGTCCCGTAATGGATGGCCTTGTGTGTCACAGCCGAAACACAAATGGCGTTCTCCGGGTCCAGCAGCTTTTCGCTGTGCCGGAGGACGTCTTCTTTTGTTATGGGGTTCAAATGGTGGATGCTGATGCGTGGCCGCACGGGTCTTCCATCCCGCAGCACCCAGTCTGTGATGGGATGGTCTTTGCATCCCAGGTCGCAGCCATTGTCCCGTGCAATGATCCTGTCCCGGAACTGCCGCCACTCCTTCGATTGGTAGAAGTCCTGGTTCAGCCATCGGTCAAACCCAAAGGTGTCTCTCCCTACTTCTCCGTGCAGCTGCAAATATTCCAGCCGCTCTTCGTAGGTCGGCAGAGTGCATAATTCCGTATAGCTTTTCATACTCCCCCAACAAAAAGCATGATCGTCACTGCCATTCCGATTTCAAGTAAAAACACAAGAATATACATTACATAGTGCATGAAATCACGCTTCTCATCCGTTGTGTCTGTCGCGATCAGCAAAAACGTACAGATAAGGGCCAAAGAACACAGTATTGCCAAAAAGCGTCGTACGTTTACCGCAATCGTAATCATTCTACTCACCTCAGCAGACCCTTCTGCTGCAATGCCGCATACAAAAGCAGCATTCCACACCATAACAGCGCAGGCATCCCGAACTGCGCAAAGCTTTCCATTGCATAATTCTGCGTGCGTTTCTCTGCCCACTCCGCAAAGAGCAGCGAGCCAAAAATGATTATTACAAGCCAGAGCATCGCAAATGCCAGTTCAGCTAAAGTCATACTCGTCGTCCTCTCCCACGCCGTTGTATTTTGCCATAGCTTTCAGTACGTGTTCGTACATTTCCTTGCTGTCCTTGGCAGATTCCAGCGTCTCGGTCTTGGCACGTAGCAACTTGTTCTCTTCTTCCAGCTTCTTTTTCTCAAGGTCCGCTTTCATGGTCGCCAGTTTCAGGAAATGCGTTGTTTCTGCACTGGAGGCCGTTCCCTCTCGCAGCCGCTTTTCCACCAGCGTCATGGCAAGGTTGATCATATATTGCTCTTGTGCTTCCGGGGTCGAGGCAGGCCGGGCCGAAGCCGCAGCCATCTCCCCTGGCGCGTTTTTCTTCGGCCGCATTCTTACCGTCCTCTTTTCTTTTATCAATGTAATTGCTTTTGCAAGGGTTCATGGGAGGCGCATAAAGTACCTGTGGCCTGCTCTTGAAAGGAGAAGAAAGATGTACAATTTTGGAGGTTGAACATCATGTGGTGAACCCGAAACCCGTGTCATAGGAGGAAACGTTTTTCTACGGTGGTGTCTTCTCCCATGAGCCCTTGCAAAAACCGCCGAAGCGTGGTCTACACCCCATACCTCGGCGATATTCTTTGTTATTGTTAAAGCCCAAATATCAATTTTCCCTCCGGGGAAATATCAAAGACCGGCGCGATTTGAGAGGGGGTGCCATTTTTGAGACCCCCTCCCTATGGTTTACGCGCTTTCAGCCAGAGCTGGATCGTCTTTGATCTCGATTTTGAGCTTCTTGTAAACGTTTAACGGATCAGCAGCAACGATCTGATCAATTGCTTTCTCAATTTCATAGGCATTTTCATTGTCTGTGAACTGAGAAGAAGTATGTGCAAGGCGCATAAGCAGACCAGAAGAGTTATAACCGTGATCCGTGTCATACTGATACCACTGTTCAAACTGCTCATACGGACTGTATGGGTTATCGAACGTAGTCAGAAAGCATCGAACCATAATTCTAAGCCTTTCTTGTTCGTAATTTACTAGTTCAGAGCGCTATAGACGGTTGATTCTGGAACACCACAAGCCTGTGCAATGTCCTTATAGGTGTAACCACTGCGAAGCATCGCTTTTGCCTTGCTCATCTTTGCAGAAGACATGACAGTTGCAGTTTTCGGCATTGCACGTTTTACAATTTCGTCAGAATCAGAAGAATTAAGAAACTTCGTCAACATATTGTCCGAAATTGCACCAGCCTGAACAGCTTCCCATTCTTTATCCGTAAAGGTGACCTTGGACTTACGTCCACTAGCTCCCACGGAATCGCGTGCACGCTGCATTTCGACAGAAGAAATCTTCTTGATTTCTTTCTTGTCAATCGTCGGGTTAAGTCCCTGTTCCTGAATCTTAGCCTTGATGTTGGCATTTGCAATCAGCATAGCCTTACGCTCTTTAGGTTTATTAGCTACCATGTTGTTGTACTTTTCTTTCAAAGAAGCAACTTCTGCAGCATAGGTTTTGGCTGCTTCCGGGTTCCGCTGAATGCCTTTCATGTTAGCAGCCTCTTTGCGAGCCTGGTTAGCCATAGCTTTGAGCTTATTGGAAAAGTCTGCGTACAGGTTCTCCTGGATCGTGCCAGAAGACAGAGTGCGGGCATCCTTAGTCTCAGAGATAAGGCTTACCGTATCCTCAGCGATACGTTCTTTACTCGTCTTAGGATCGGTAAAGGTTCGTCCACTCTCTTTGTAAATAAACTCGCCTGTATCCTTGTCAACACGGACGCTGCCACGACGCTCGGGAACACGAACCGTCTGCTTACGGCGGGACAGCAGGGTGGATGCGCCACCATACTTGGTATTGCCATCCTCGTCAACGCGCACCTGCCACTTCTCTTTCAGTTCCTGGATACCATTCTCTTTCTCAGAGCGCTTGTAGTCCAGCTTGTGCTTCTCGGCATCAATGACGACCATAGAGTGCTTAACGGCGCGAGCCAGCTCATCTTCGGATGCACCGCGCAGGGTCATATCCGTGATGAGGTTAGAGATCACGCCCATCTCGCGCTGCTTTTCCTCTTTCTTCATGAGGCGCACATGATTAGGGTTTCCCTCGGGCACAGCATAAGCAGTCTTAGGATCAAACCCCTCAAGTGCTTTTAGCGGCCGCGTAAATTTGATGGGCACCTTATCGCTGATAGGGATGACCATAACGGTATCGCCGTCGAAGTCGGCGCCAGACAGGCGCTCTGCAACCTTTGCATTGATACCGATTGCATCCTGGATCTGCCCGAGATTGCGCTTGCCATGCAGATTCTTATTGTTTACCGTAACAATAGGAATTTCAAAAGTGCCTGCATGGGGAAAACGAATCAGTGCAAGCTGAGTGCCGTTCTCATAAGTCGGGCAGTAGGCTTCGTTCTCCTTGATCTTGTTGATCGGCAGGATAACCTTAGTCGATTGCCCGGGGAATGCCGATGCTTTCAATGTCATCGACGTGCCCTCACAGGTGTCCGCAAAGTCGTTCAGCAGCTTCTTTTTGACCGTCGGGTTATCATAGTGCATGATTTCATCATACTGCGCTTGATAGTCCGCAACCGTCAGCTTCAGCTGGTTCTCAATCAGCTTTTTGGGCTGCTTGGACAGGAATTGCGAGGAAACGTTTCGGGACATAGTATCCCAATCGCCCTCTTCTTTCAGCTTATTGATAGGAGAAAGATGCTCTTTACCATCGGCACCAATGTACATGCTCTGGCCATTCGCCTTAATGGCTGCACCGAACGGATTGTCCGGGTCAGCTTTTGCTTCTTTCAAGACTTTCATCTTAGGCGTGCCGGAGGGTTTATTGGTGTTGAACATGACATCCACACCATCAGGGAGATCATCCGAATAGACGGCCATGCCTTTCAGATAATGGTCTCCATCTACCAAAATACGAACCTGCGCATAATGGCTTTTGCCGAGATCCAGGTCAGGAACGCCACGACGAATTTCCATCACGCCGTCTTTGTCCAAACCGCCCTCATCGCCATAGCGAATGGCAACGCGGCTTGAGTCCAGACTGGACGGGCGCTGCAGCTTCATAAAAGTGTCACCACCATCATCAGAATGATAGTCGCCCAGAGAGTCGATCTGTTCCTGATGCTGATAGGCATACTTCTGGTCAAACTCGGGCTTTGCCAGCACCGTAATGTTGGTCTGCTGCCGAATATTGGTCGGCTGGCGAATGCCAACGCCATAGCGCTTGTAACCGTATTCTGCCTCCAAGGTGTAAGCAGCATTAGAAAGTTCAGTTTCTGTCACGCCAAGCACCTGATTGGCACCTTCGGAAATATCAACCATACCCTTTTTATCTACTTCTTTTTTCAAGGTATTGGCAATATTTTCAGCACGTTTGGCTTTTTTGTCGATGTTTCCGGCATATTTTGACCGAACGCTCGATTCACTCATCCCGAGTTGGTTTGCAATCTCCGTCCAACCAAATCCCTTGTTGTCTTTCAGGTCTTTAATCTGCTCATATTCAGACTGCTTCCGCAAACTGATGGCCTTACTTCTCGCAACACGGAACTCAGTAGGGCTCAGCTGATACTCCTTGGGGAGCGTGTCGTTTATGGAGTTGATGATATCCTTTTCGGACAGCCCTTTTTTCTTCAACGTCTCAATACGAGACAGAAAATCACCAGAATGCTGGTACGGATTATCGCCAGAGCCCCAAGGATAACGACCAGAGTGCTTTTTGGTGCCATAATGCTCCAGGATGTTCTCGTTGGACGAAATGCCGAAATAGGCGCGGATATCTTTTTCAATCGTATTCATGCTGCGGCTCCTAACTTCAACTCTGCAATGACGGCATCGAACTCTTTGATTTTCTCGATAATGGGATCAATCTCCTCGAAAGTGGGAGTCTCTATCAGAATATCATCATTCTGGTAAATCCGATTTTCGATCTGAATATCTTTCGGCTTGATGTGGTACTCCATGCAGAACAAAGCATCATAAATAAAGAGCTGCTCCATATGTGCAGGAACAGCTCCAGTCTTTAAGTCATGAATACGAAGGAAATTATTGCTGAACGCAATTGCATCTGCCGTGCCAAAGCAGTTTTCACTATAGTACAGCACCTGCTCTGGTGTCATACGGAATCCAATTGCATCGTTTACATATGCGTTGAGCGTCTTCTTGCTCTTGGGCAACTTCTGGTTCAGGCTAATGCACTCCGCTGCAAATGCGTGAAGCCTGGTGCCACGCTCTTTTGCCTGGAAATTCAGATATGTATCAACCAAGCGCTGTACATCGTAGTTTAGCCACGAATACTTACTGGCTCCCAGAAACGCGTGCTGCCCTGTGAGCCTCGAATGATCGTTCCATTGCATTGAGTATCTCCTCCTTGTTTTCGGGATAGATAAAGGCCGCAAAGCTCATCTCGCTCATTTGCTGAACATAATAGTCCTGGTTCGGGCGATGAGATGCTTTTGCTGACTTTTTACCTTCCAATGCAGCCCATGTGTCCTCATGCAAAACCAAGAGATCCGGGATACCCTGAATCTCGTTTGGATCAAGATGAACAACCATGCAGCCAGGAAAGCGTTCTTTCAGTTCCTTTACCAATCCTGTCTTGAATTTGTTTTCGAGCATAGTACAACCTCCAAAATGAAAGGAATAGTGCGTAAGACGCATTCTATTCCCCCCATAAAAGGGGATGTTTTTATCGCGGGGGTTTTTGTGAAAAAGTGTGAATTTTTGTGAAAAAATGGACAAAGAAAAAGCCCCTGCGTTATTAGCGCAGAGACTTTTACAGTTTACAGTATTAGTGCTTAGAACCCATCAAAATCACATTCATTATGCGGAACATGTGGGTTTTCATAACAATCATCTAACCATTCAGGTTCAGGCTCAAAATCATCGGCATAGCTTGCTTCTTCTGTTGGGGAAGATGCGATATCTATGTCTCTCTCCTCGATTTCGCTCTCGCATTCGGGGCATACCCAAAGCTCACCGTGCTGTTCCATTCGGCAATGACAATCACAGCACCAATGTTCGCCTGTGGGTTGATCATAGCCCGGAGTATGAATCACACGGTATTCAAAAGAGCCATCCGGATGTTTCACCCACAGAACTGGTAGACCCAATTCCAATGTGCTGTAAACCCAAACTTCATCGCCATTTGGAAGAACATCGCGTCCCTCGTAAGAACAGTCGTGTACCCGCCAGTTTTTAGCTAACTCGTCCATGTAGTCCATACTCTTTACCTCGTAGAATCAGAAGCGTTACGTTCATGCACTGTGGTTCTATGATACATCATCGGATGCGCTATTTCAAGCCAAAAACTCGCTGTGGCCAAAAGCCCATTTTTTCTCTTCATCTATTATATATAAAATTTCATTTTTTTTCATTAAATAAGAAATAAAAGTGGGTTTTTGGCCAAACGGCATGTTTTTAACGTAACTACGTCAAAAGTTGTGGCCGTTTTTCTAAAAATTTTTGGCCACAAAGTGGGTTTTTGGCCACGAAATTCACCTTTTTCACGTGTCACCACAAAAATTCACAAAAAGCGGCAAATAAAAATGGGCAGAAGCGGGCGCTAGTTCAAAAAGAACAGACCTAGAATTTTTGAAATCAAACTCTATTCTTAGCCAATAAAACGACTATAGATTCCATATAAGATCAAAGCAGCAATAATTAACCCCATCACTTTTAGGAAACTTGCCATTGACTTATCGCGATCTTCCGCTCGCCATCTCTCCTGCTCCATCTTCTTCAGTTCGAGCTCCTTGGCATCCTTAGACTCCTGGATTCGTGCTTCATCCACGAACCGATGAGTCTCCCGGTAATCATCGAGCATAACCTTAGTCCCACAATACTCGCAGAACATAAAATCGCGGTTCTCATCCTTTACCGTGAGCTCACCGCCGCAACTGGGGCATTTTACCGTCCGTGCCATAATCAGCACCTCCTTAGTGTTGAGTCAAGAATATCATGTAGGAGTCGAAAGGTCAACCTATTAGGGAGCACGTATCCAAATATACATCATATCTTAGTCGTTATAAAAATAAGAGCCGCAGAAATTTCCACGGCCCTTGAGTATTAGCTCCTCACGTCCACATCCGGCAGAACATCCGTGTGGAAATACATTTTATAGTGGTACGGGTCAGTGGTTGTGCCCGTAATATCTTCCACTACGTACATCGTGTAGTCGTTCAGGTAAATATAATTCTTCTTGTACGTACTCGGCCCTGTCTTCACGGTGCACACCAACTCGTTTTCAGAATTGTTGCTGATAGCCATAAGACCTTCTGCTTCCAAAATGATCTTATCCGTTCTAGCATTGTAAACCGTGATCCTCCGCTCCGTCTCAAAGTAGTCGGCCTGCTTCGAGATGTTTGCATTCACCTTATCCGCCTCACTGCACCCGCAAAGCCAAATGCATCCCAACAGCATCAGCAGACACATAATCAAACAAGCGATACGATTCTTACTCATTTTTTATCAAACTCCTTGCTGCTGCGTAAATAAATTTTTTCACAGACCATACATCCACCCGATACTGAACACGCAGCTTCTCCAGCTCGGGATTCGGATACTCGCCTGCTCGAAACTCAGTCATATCCATCGCCCTGCGCAAACGTCGATCCGCCGCACCAGGACTGCAATGAAACCGATCCGCCAGCATACTCTCGATATCCGCCAGCGAGATAAACTGATGGTGCCGCAGGTCTTCCATGGTCAATTCCACTGCAGCTCCCATCAACTCCCCGCCAAAAGTCAGCATGGGAACCTTCAACTTAGCGAGAAAATCATACGTTCTTTGCTGCATTCTCGTTCACCATGCTTTCTTTATCAATCTTCACAAATGCAAGAGCTACTTTCAGGAGGAGAAGCTGAATTTTTTCCATACTTTTAACTGTCTCGGCAAGCTCTTTGATCGAGCAGGGGCCCTCGATTTCAACCGAGGCATAGGTACTCGGATCAAATGTCTCTGCAAAGTTGATTAGGTTCTCTACAAAATTCTCGTCATTAAACTTTGCAGAGAATGTTCCACCTATTGGGTTATAGCACAGTTTATACCCGATTTCGGTCGTGTATAAATGAAAGCCAAACTGTTGCAGCACGTCGATATATTTCTTATCAATTCCTTTCATGGTCACTTCACCATTCTTCCTTTCCGAGTCTGATCGTCTGCCGGCCAGAGTGTCTGGATATCATCAAACACCACCGGGATCTTCTTCTGCAGTTCGTGCAGCAGCGGGCACATGAGTTCTCTCATCTGAGGATGGGCCGCCACAGGAGTACGCAGCTTGAAGATGTTGCGCCACTCACGGTAGTTGGCCGTCACCACGATCTCGGTCTTCAGGCACAGCGGTAACACACAACGAGCCTGTTCGGGACGGAGACCATTGGTAATGAGATTTTTATATCTTTTTTCAGCATCGTCACAACTCCAATACCACGCATTGTGGATTTGATAGTCCGTTTCGAGTTTTATAAATTCCTCACTCGAACTGGCTGCTTCAATTGCTTTTCCTGTAGGTTTGCAAGGGATGTAATACGGCCGAATAAAACTCAGCTCACCGCCAAACTTCTCCGTCGAGTAGTTGCAGTACCGGGTGCTCTCCTGTGCAAAGCTCGCGATGCGGTGCCGCACCAGCTCATTGGCAATGCCCCGGTCACAGGTAAACAGCACGCTCAGCTGGGAATGCTCCAGCATAGCCTCATGCCCCTGCTTCACCAGAAAGCCCACCAGTTTCTTTGCCGACTCACCATCCGGCGTGATCTTGTCCTCGCTCTTGTAGCAGACCCGGGCCACCCGCTCGATCTGCTGCAGTTCTTTGATACCGCCCTCAGAAATGTCAGTGAGGATTTCGTACTTAGGTTCAACGATTTTCATAATTGGTTCTCCTTTTCATCAATCTGTCCAACATTTCAAGCTGACTGAGGCTCTTTTCGTTGGCTCTCGCGACAACAATATTGATATTAAGATCTGTGCTTGAAATAATATACCCGAGATGCTCCATTCTTTTATGATCACAGGTAGAGACTTTAGGGCAAACAGCGCACCTTCCAGCTAACTGAGTGCAAGCTCCAAATGACTCATTCATGTAAACACCTCCAGAATCGAGTTGAGCAACCAATCAAAACACCGCTTGAAAAATAAAGCAAGTCGGTGCAGCCAATACTCAGGCTCTGACGGAATATCTCTTTCTTGACCCCGCAGTGCATAATACAACTGTCGGTCAAATTTGCGAAATGGAATATCATTCAACAAACACCATAGATGAGCATCCTGATAGCTGATTTCACCGTAAATGCATCGCTCAATCACATCTTGCATCGTAGCGTTGACTTTTACCATTTCCAGCTTATGAGTTTCGTAATCCTCAGAATATAGCCTGATCTCTTTCATTGGTTCGCCGGCATTACAAATAAAAATGATGCACGGCTCACTATTTGCGTATAAAATCTCAATTGTTTCGGCGTTTACTATCTCTCTTGCCTGGTTAACCGTGATTTTTCCTGCATCTACTAGGTCGGCTACCCAACGAATATCACCATACATCATGCAGATCACCCCAGAAACCGAAAAGCAATAAACCAGAGACACTTCAGCGTAAACGCAATGACAATAAGCCAAGCGCAAATTACCATCGTCGTTGCCAGAATATGACCCAGCATATGGCCGATCTTCTCCCAAACATCATTCATCCTTATCAACCCTTTCGAGACCTGTAAAATATCCAATGCCAATATGACCACCATCGCAATAATGAATTGGGCGGAACGCCATCAGACCGGCCAGATTGTTCTTCGCATCTTCGATATTACAGTAGGGATGCCCATCGTTAAATTCCCTCTCGCAAAATCGGCACTTGTAAGTCGGATAATAAAACGGCTTCACCCCACACACCTCCTTGCAGCATCCAGACGGCTCTCCGCAGCGTTCAGCTCAAAGATAGCAGCCGTGATAAACTCCGGATCACAGTGCTCAAAATGGTTCCTCGCAATTTCCAATTCTTGTAGAGGGTTACAATATTTATGGATTGCACCAATTCGAGCTTCACATTCTGGGATTCCCAACAAACGAGCCCATTCTTCTGTTGGAGATTTAATTCCGAGAAGCCATTTGATTGGTTTCGTCCAGAATATCTTGATAAACTCAGCGATTTTTCGCAACATTTCTGCACCTCCGTTCGTTGATATCAATTACTTTCGTTGCGACCAATCTCGAATACTCGTTCAAGGCGTTGCGAATCACCTCAGATTTTGTTTGTCCTGTACGTTCACAAACATTGGCAAGCAGAGTATTTTCTTCTGGGGTCAGTCGAATTTTAACTGCTACATTTCTCACAATCTCTTTAGGTGGTCTGCCTCGCATGTATTTCACTCCTTTTATAAAAAAATAAAGAGCCGCAGATTTCTCCACGGCCCAGTTCTCTTATTTATTGAGTTTTGTATTTGCCTCAACAAATTCTTTCCTAGCTTCAATCATATAATTATTGAAATATTCACTCCCATTATGAGCATTCATATACAGGTCATTGGCACCCATCAACTTTCCTTGATAAAGTCCAAGTGCATATCCTTCATCATATCCTTTTCCATAGCGTTCGCAATATACTTTGCAAACCTCTGCATTGTGAACACGAATCAACACACACGCCCCGACAATACCAGCAATAGTACTAATACCAATTTTCCACGCTTTTTTCATAATAAGTATCTCCTTTCAAACATGAGTTTACCTCATAAAGGAGCTTGTTATTTTCGCGTCTTCTCCTCGAACTTCAGAGGCTTCACAGTCCCCTCCCGTGCACACTCTGTCAGGCACTCATTGCAGGGCTCGTCCGTCTCCGGCACCTTGAAGTTCTCGCACTTCGGGCAGTAGGTCGCATAGTCCACTTCGCGCATCCAGTTATTCATACGACAATGACTCCTCCCATTTCTTTCCAAACCGGATAAAGAACCATAAGCTCTTTGCCGCATTTAGGACATTCCAAATATAATTCTTTATCATTGGAAAACCGCATCCTATCAGGATAAAACGGTTTCAATCCGTTATGGACAATTCTTCCTAAAATCACTCCACAATCGCAATGAATATCCTCATCTGACTCGTCATCAGGGCTTTCACTAGGTTTCTCTTCTTCAGGATCAGGCGGAAGAACCCACGGATTATCGCCACCGCAAAGTGGACATTTAAATATAACTTCATGTTCGCCCATCCGTTTTCCAGTAGCTCTAGCCCAGTGCTTTCCGCAGTGTTTGCATTTACCGTTGCGAGACACCCAATAATCACGGTCTCGCTCAGTTACAGTCGGCGACAAATTAAACCTATCATCCAACTCCGGATGGGTCTCCCGCTGGTTCAAAGCCCACAGCAAATTCCAGCAGGCAGCGCGCAGGTGGTCCTCGTCGTCCATTCCGACCATGTACTTTGCTAAATGGCGGGAAGCGCTGTCCAGCAGCGAATGCAGCGGAATTCCCTTATCCGCGTTATGCTCACCGTACTTCAGCGCACCCTCCTCGCAGTGTTTGCTGACCTCCATGATGCCGTACCAAGGCAGAAGGTCCATCCGCCCTTTCCCTGCGTGCATATCACGCTTGGCACCAGTTTCAAATTCGGTGCGATCTCCAGAATCTTTGATCACAAATATCAATCCTTTCTTACTTAATGAGATTCACATGATGCTGGTGAACCTCAACAACATCTCGCGGATGGTTCTTTTTTCCAAAGAACATTACAATATGCGGGTAATTATCTCGTCTATCGTTGCGGCAGTACAATTTTGTGGAAACTTTGTAGCGAGGCAATGCTTCTTCAGTATACATGATTTTTATAAGTTGAATCTCATGATACGTCGTCTTCATCTTCTGAATAAGTTTTTCTTGCTTTTTCGTGAAATATTTCCCATCAGCAGAACCTCCTGATTCGTCCCTGCATAACCTTGTTGGGAATATCCAGCCACCGGATTTTGCACTTGTCTTTGTAGTCAGGACGTAGCTTCTGAAGAATCATCTTCCATGATTGCCTCTCGATTTCTTCAGTCAAGTCCATGAGACAAGCCTTTACTTTCTCGAAGCATTCCACAATCGCGTTTACGACATCTGCAAGTTCCTCACGGATCGTTGCAGCAAGTCTCAAAAAATCATAAATATCGCGCTTGGCACCGGTCTCAAACTCCGTGCGGTCTCCAGAATCTTTGATCATTTGTCTTCCTCCTTTTTGAATCCTTGAAAGTCTCCTATCCCAAAGCTTCCATCTTTGCAACGGTGAACGTCACGTACATGTGCACCAATCCCACAGCCTTTCGGATACCATTTACCATCATAGGCTGCACCCGAAGCGGATTCAATTGCCGTATTTTCACTAGCAGTCGTAATAGACTCAAATAATTCTCCACACAAGCGGCACTTGTAAATTCCATGAAACAGTGTCATCCGTTTTCCGCCTCCAACTTTTCAATAATTTTACCAATCGCGGCAATAATATAATTTCCAAGGAAATTCTGAAAAGCAGCATCCTGGGTGGCGCGAAGCATCATTTTGAGTGCCAACTCATCAGAAACTGCGTAATCAGTCATTTCTTTGTTGGCTTTTTCTACGATTTCCTTGGAAAACAGTTCTCGAATATCATTACTCTCCATAAAATTTCCTCTCGTTAAACGCCTTCTTCGAGTTCAGTGCTCGGCTAATCGCAAGGTCAATCCCCGCTCTCGACTTTAGATGGTAGTACCATAGATTCTTGTACGGGGTGTTCAGCCGGTCGATCCGTCCTGCAGCCTGCTCCATGATTTTGTAGGAGTAATTCTGACTGTAGAATATAATCGTATCGGTCTTGATGCAGTTCCAGCCCTCGGCTCCTGCGTTGTACTGCACGAGATAAACCCACTTATCGCCATCGGGAATCGGCTGGTGCTTATGCCCATTCCATTGTGCAACTTCAACGCCTTCTCCATAATTCAATCCGAGCAAGATATCCAGCTCATAATCGAAATTGTAGAAGATGATGACTCGCGGCCTGCTCATGCAAATATCACGGACTTCCTGTTGGCGGCTCCGATCCGAGTTGACCAGTTTCCGCAACGAATAGCAAAACTCGCTGGCCGTTTCGATGGGCTTGTCCTCCCAAGGATTCCATCGGTTTCTGCAGATTTGCAGATATTGCGCTTTATCGTAGTCCACAAAGACATTCTCATGATGCGATACGGTTTCGCGTTCAAAATCCATATCAACCAGAATCCGTTCCCGCAGCCTTACCAAGCGCTGCGTGTTCAGGTAGCGGTCAATTTTCGGATACTTGGAGAAGCGGCTGTAGACTACATGTTGGTTATTAAACTCTGTGCGGTTCCGAAAAAATCCATTGGCGATGAACACCGGGATGTAATCTGTCCAGCAGTCTCCCGGCGTGGCGCTCAACAGAATCCACTCGTTTTCTTTCGTGATTTTGAGGAACGATTTCACCCAGATTCCGCTGCCGACAACGCGCTGCTCATCAAATATAAAGAACGCATTTTTTATGCCAACGTACTTTCCAATATTATTCCATGAGTCTACGACGACCTTGTGCTCGTAAATATCATGCTCTGGGGCCGTCCCCATATAGAAATGAGCCAGCTCTTCGTCCCACTCGCCGGTATCCCGTTTCCGGGCAGTCGTGATGATGTAAAGATCCGGGGGCTCTGTCATACGAACATAATTCTCCGTATTCACCTCCCCATCGTAAAGTTTGTAATAGAACGCCAAACTCGTTCTCGATTTTCCGCTCCCGACACCACCACATAGGATGCAGCCAATTTTCATCCGTTTGACCGCATCCAACTGGTAGTCGTAGAGCATAACTCCTGCCATCAGGGTAATTACCTCCATTCCAAATGAGTATGAATTGAGCACTTCCTGCAGTGGTTCTCGTAAGCAAGCAGTGCAATCGTTGCCTCTTCCTCGTCCTCTCCCTCTTCTTTGGCTGTGTATCTGAAAAGCTCTTTTCCATCCTTATAAAAGACTTTCCAAAGTCGCTGTTGGTGATTAGTAGAGTCCGTGCTTTTTGCAGTAGGACGCATATTGTAAGCCCTCCTTATCCGCTTCATGCATGATTTCCTCCAACGTAGGACCTTTCCGTTGCGGTTTCGGTGGTCTATCCTCGTCTGCACAAGGAAATCCGCACTTGCACATGTTGCAGTATTTCCGCGCAATCGGAACGTTGTACATCATCCTGCCGCATTTCTGGCAGGGCTTGTTCGTCCTTGTGCCTCCGTAGTGGTTACCCATAAATATCAATCCTCCAATGCTTTATGCTCGGGTTTCTGCCCTGTTGCGAGTCATGCGGGAATCGAACCCACCGTACAGCCCATGCTAATGACTCAAATAAAAAGAGCCTCAGATTTCTCTGAAGCTCTCGTATTGTAAAGAAAACAGATTATTTTACGGTATTCTCCGGTTCATAATCAATCTTTAAATGCGTTCTCCCATGTTCGTCGATGGTGCGCCAGAATCGTTCAGGGCGGTGGAACATTTTTTCGTATTTTGCCAAAAGTTCAGGACTCAGCGAGCCAAAGTCATCCTCTGTCAAACCTGTAATCAAAAATGTTCCAGCAATAACATCAATTGGTGTGCCATCATTGGTCAGGAGGGTTCGGTTGAAATTATCAATGCCAAATCCAAGAAGTTTTCCCTCTTCATTGCAGATCAGCGCCACAGGATCCTCCCAGGGATACGTTACCTGAATAGTCCCTCCAACTTCTTTTTGGAGAGACTCCAAACCAAGCGAAATCCGAACAATTTCGGGAATGCAATGGGGCTTGATTCTCAAAACTTTGATCCGTTTCATGATGTTCGACCTCCAAAGTTAAAATATAAATCGAGCTGTCTCCTGCTGAGAACGCCATTTGCGACGTGGGCACTCGTGAGACTGGTGCATTCAACCAAGGACATACCCCGGCACTCGAAATATCAATTAGTAGATTTCAAGATTGTCTACTCTCTGGTCAATAAGCCGCCGCTCAATGACATCCGGTGCGACATAGGCCAGATTCACCAGATACTGCGGAATGCCATAAAGTTTTGCGGTGTAGTTCTCGACAATGCATCCGTCGAAGCCTTTCTGGTCGTCATAGACACCGATAAAGGCGTCTGCCTGAGACAGCATCTCGATGGACTTACCCAAGTACCACAGCTGCTCACGGTTACAGGCGGGTGCTTTGTCAGCAATCCAGGTGTCAATCACCTCGAATTTTTCATCGAAGATGGCCTCTGCAATCTTGTGCATCTGCTCCATCGACTTACGAATCTGTTCTTCGGTCCTCCCACGCATCGGGCAGCTGATAAATAATTTTTCCATAAGAGAAACCTCCTTAGAACGGAATATCATTAGGGTCGTTCGGCTCGGCCATATCTGCTTCCGGTGCTGCATACCGAGCATAGCGCTCTGCATACGGATCAGCATCCGCATCCTGCTCAACATACATCACATCCGCATACAAGCTGTACTCCCCGGGGAAGTTCTTCTTCTCCACGAGATTAGCCTTCAGGCAGACATTCTTGACGCGGATAAAGTCGAGCTGGCCGACCGTTTCCGCGTTGCAGAGCAGCCGCTTGCCGGAGGTGGTGATCCAATAGACGCGCGGCGGCCACTTGGAATCCATGTTGACATTGACCGGGACATACAGCGTCGGCACATAGGGCTCATCGTAGGTGCGCTCCGGGTTCGGGTGGGTCTCCTTGACTTTGACACCCAGCGACACCAGATGGTCTGCAAGTTCCCGAGTCGGGATCACCACATTGACGCGCCGGGTGCTGGAGCCAAAGCGGTCGCGGCTCGGGTCACCCGAGAAGTTGGTGGTAAAAATAAAACGGGTATCGTCGATATTGACTTTCTGACGCTTGGTATACATTGTAGTAGATCTCCTTTTACTTTTTCAGTTCGCTGATGACTGCTGCACGAAGCATCTCAATGGTATAGAGGTTCTTATCGGCCTCAACAATTGCTTCGTGCATCTGACCGATTAACCGATCAATCGTTTTCACATCGGGTTTCGTAGCATCTGCAACAGGCTGCATATAGCCGCTCTTCTTAACCCACTTCTGGATTTCCTTATAGAAATCCGGGCTGTCGTTTGCACAGCGCTTTGCAACCGCCATAGCCAGACCCTTTTCCGGGTCAAAATTGTCCTTGACATTGCACTTCACAACGGTTTTGCTGCCATCGCTCCAGTACACCACCGTTGCCGGAGGGTTAAAGATAACTTTCTTGATGCTTGCTGCAGTCATAGTAGCTGCCTCCTTCTTTTTGGATGCTTCTTCCATTACACGGTCAGCCCAGGTTGAGTAGCGAAGAGAATCAAGGATTGATTCTTCAGGTTTCCGAATCCGCCAATCGCCCTGCCGATCACGCAGGAAATCCCCCGGGTTAAACCGAAACGTCTTTCCATTATCCAGTTCAAAAGTCATTCCCGTTTCACCAAGTTTGTAGTAAAAATTGTTGACATGGCCTAAGCAATGCCCATAGGGGTCATAAAGATTAGACATAAATCTCATCTCCTATCAAAATTCTGTGCAGCTTCTTCCTGCACGTCATCCCACGGAATATCAGGCTTTTGCCAGGGCGATTCACCCGAATCATCCGCGACGAACCACTCGAAGTCTCCATATTTCGAGATTTCCTTAACGGCATCGTTTACTTCCTTGTTGAAGTAGTCTTTGTTGATGGATTCCTCCATGTGAAGCTGATACACCATCTCGCTTTCCAGCCAGCGGTAGTCCTTTGCACCCGTGACAGAAGCATACTTTCGCTCGCCGGCATCATCCACCCCGGTTTCACGCAGAAGCAGTGCACCACCTGCGCCAGGCATGATCGGACAGAACTGCCCAACGCGGCCCACAAAAATATAATCGTGTTCACCCTCGGGCAGATCCTCGTTCTTGTCGAGATAGATGGCACCCTTGGAGACACTTTTTGTCTCGCACAGGTCGTTGAAGACGATGGGGTCCTTCGAGAACAGCGTCTTGAAGACATACGGGATCTGGAACTGTGTGCCCGTGGCCGTCCATTTTCCGCCTTTCTTCTCGTTTTTCTCCGGGATATACCCGTATTGGTCTTTGCATTTGTCTGCATCCATGTACTTGGCAATATAAACCGCATTGTTCACCAGGCACATCTTCTCGTAGGTGGCCTCGTGCTCAAAGGTATAGCCGTACTTGGTTGCAAATTTCATGCAGAAGTCGATGATCTCAGGTGTTGCACCGGGAATCTTGATGGAATCCGTCTTGATATGCGCGACTGCGAAGCCACGGTTGGCAACTTCATCCTGCAGGGTGCGCATAAATAAAGCCCCTCGAAGCGCCACAATGTTGTTGGCGTTCTTGGGGTTGCGGAACGGATTATCAAAAGTGGCCGACGTCAGGCCATAAACCGAATTGATGGCGATTTTCAGTGCCTGAGCCAATGCTTTTGCCTGCCCGGGGTCATCCAGATACTTGGCCAGCTTGCCGCCAAACAATGTCTTGGCCTTGTCATACTCTCCATGTTTCACATAGATACGTACATCCATCAGGTCGTTGAAATGCTTGGTGTAGTCTCCAAAGTAGTTCATGGCCACTGCGGAATGTGGATGCAGGGATGCAACATCCAGCAGTGCCACATTGTAGTACATGTTTGGTTCTGCATACACATAGCCGCCCATGCCCAAATCGGTACCACGGAACATATTGTGCATCTTTCCATCATCGCCGCGCACGAACTCATACCCCGGAAACGCATTGATGATGTTGTGGTCCGTCAAAATATCAGGCTCTACTTCTACCACCTCATCAGATTTACCTGTGGCCAGGTCGGTGTATACCAGCTTGGGGTGCTTTTCCTTACCAAAGATGATCCGTGTAGTAAGGCTGTTCGTCGTGTCATTGACCGTCATCCCAGCCAGGTCTGCCAGAATCTCACGTGCCACGAAGTCTGCCTGACGGTCTTTGGAATAAAACAGCGCTTCTGTTGCGATCACGTCATTGTCACAGTATTCCGCAACTTTATCCCACAGACTTTTCGGTACAGGCTGATCCCACGGCAGCCCGAGCTCTTGATGGTGAATGCCCAGCTCGATCTCAAACTTCTTCAGGCTCTGTTTTTTCGACGAGAAATCGTAAATATCAGTGTACGAGAGGTTGTACGCCTCTCCGAAGAAGCCCGTATGCTGGTTGACGATCTGATTCGACAGTGCATAGATCTGCTCGATGGACATTCCGATCATCCGTGCCCAGAGAATGTGGTTGTCGTACTTACGGTTGTTGAAGCCAATGATGCGATACTTCGTCAGATTCTCAATTTCTGCAGGCGCCGGGTTAATCATGCGGTAGACCTTTTCCTGCTTGGCAAACTTCCAGTTTACGAGCAGCAGGTTCGGGAAAACCTCACAGTCCAGAAAGATGATGGGCTTTTCGTCCCCTGCAGGAGCTTCTGCCTCCAAGTCGTCTTTGGATTTAAAATGCATCTTGGACACGATCTTCAGGCACGCCTCTGCCTGATTCGTGCTGCTGGCGGCAAACCCGAGGATCGCATTTCGCATATCATCGACGTTATACCGCACATTTTCCTCATAGGCTTCATCCATGATGTGAGCAATAAAGTCTACGCTGGGCTTGGTATAAGGGCTGATCTCTTTGGCGAGGGCTTTTTTGATGAGGACACGCAGGTGCCGCTCATCCTGGATCTGCTTTGTATCGACCATTGCTTTTTCTCCCTTTAATGGCAGGCCACTGCTGATGTTTGCGATGGGAATATCATTGCACTTTGACAACTTTCGCCGCAGCGAGGATTTCCCCGAGAACACCTTGATCTCAATGTTCTCGTCATAGATCCTGCTCAGCTTTGTCGCGTCGCCCGTGTAAATATAATGCAGGTGGATGCCTGCACCCGATTTACTCAGTTCCGCATAGGTCCGGGGCCATTGGGAAGCAGCTTCAAGGTTTCGCTCAAAACTCTTTGTTCCATCTGACCCCGGAATATCAAAGTCAATGACAATATGGTTCTCCGGGACTTTCACATAGTGTAGCCTCGAAGTGTCCAGCCCGGACAATTTGCTTCGGACATTCTCCCACTTTTGCGTAGGAGTGCCATTTTCATTCGCATATTGCGCCGGACAATCCTTGCAAATATCATCAAAGAGAGAATGCCGCTCTTTGAACTCAATCCAGGACGCCCCAGAGTCCGCAGCGGGTTCTTCTGCTTTCTCCGGGGTATCCAAAAACTCCTTGAACTTTTCGTACTTGAAACCGCTGTAGTAGCTGCGCACCCGCTCTCCGTTCACATCTTCAGCCCGCTCCTTATAATCTGAGAAGTAGTTCATGAGTTCCTCTCGAAACGCTCTGCGCGAGTAAGGATACGCCACCTTTGCCTCCTGGTTGTAGGTGTCGTACATCGCCCAGGCCCGTTTCAGGGAAACCCCGTCCTCTTTCTTGAAAATATAATAGGAGTCGAGCATGAAGTTGTAGAAATCATTGGACGCGCCCAGCATACGGGTCGGAACATAATCGTCGTAGAGATGCTTGTTCTTTTCGTATACCTGTTTGCAGTACCATGCGATGCCGCCCAGCTCAAAATCCATTTTGGCCACCAGGTCGCGGTACTTTTTTGCCGGGATCTTCTCTCCACTGGGTTCCACGTCGATGAGTCGTCGGATCAGACCTGATTTTGCATCGGTGATCTTGACCGGCTTATTGGTGCCCAGAAACATAAAGCACTTGAACTGGTTTGCATAAGCGCTTCGGAACTTCTCGTTGACCATCATCGTTTCGTGGGAAACCAGAGAGTTCAGCCTTGTATTGTCCTCGATACGCGAGAGGTCGCCGTCGTGCTGAATCGCGATCAACGGGTTCGATTTGAACGCTTCCAGCGCAAACGCATTTGATGCAGACCCCAATGCCTTGGAATCGAAAACCGACCAATATCCGTCAAACAGCTTCTGTACGATGTTCAGCACCGTGGATTTGCCGCTTCCTGGAGGGCCGTAGAGCACCAAAAACTTCTGGAGCTTCTTGGAGTCGCCGTTCACGATGGCTCCGATCGCCCATTCGATCTTCATGCGCTCTTCTTTGGAATATAAAGTGCCCATGAGCTCGTCATAGGCGCTGATACTCCCCTCTTCCAGCGGATACGGCAGCCGTTTGGATGCATAGCTGTCTTTTTTGACCGGGGTGTTCGCAAATATCAAGGAGTCATCGAGCATGTGGAAGCTGTCCCGCATCTGCCGCTGACAGTATTTGTGCCAGTTATCAATCATACCGGACTCCGCATCCCACATATGCAGCACGCGGAATCCATCCGTCATGGTCTGCTTATGCTCCTGCACATACAGATCAAGCTCCCGGTCGATAAGCTGCAGTGCATCCTGTTCATCGGTGCTCCAAAGGCCTCGTTCTTCCAGCCAGACTGCATAGAAATCAGAACCCCGAATCATCAAATCTTTCGATTTTTTGATGATAAACTTGGGATAAATCTCGATCACACCCCGCTTTCCTGTCCGGGTCGCGATCATCAGGAAATCAATCATGACGAACTGACTTCCTCCTTTCCATGCATTTATTCCGGCTTTTTGGTAATGGTCGCCTTACCATCGCAGCAGATATCTTTTTCGGGTTCCGGTTCAGCCGCACTGTTTTTTGCCCAGAACTGTTCGGCGTTCTTGCGGTTTGCCTCATCCAGTGCCTGATGGACGTACGCCAGCTCTGCATGGAGGTTGCGCGCTGCCTCTTCCGCTTCCTTGCGCTTCTTGTCGCTCTCACCCAGCATCTTGCAGGTGGTGACACCGAACCAAATCAGACCGCCAATGAGCAGGTTCTTACGGATGCACTTGTTATTCAGCTTCTGCACCCGCTGGTTCATGACTTTGATCGTGCGGTCCGCAATCTGCAGAGAGGTTTTGCTTTCGGCCAGTTCGTACATAACATTCATCATATCCATGATCTTTTTTCCTCCAATATTTCGGGTCAACTAATATCAGCCGCCCAATGTGTGAACTATCTCGGCATGATGCGATTCGTATCAGGACGTGGGATTCATCTATCGCTTGTTCGACTACTCCCTCCATCGAGATGCAAATTTTTGATACATATGTCATCAACACTCATTCTCATTCAACCAGTTCATCAGCTGATACCAAATATCAATCTGGCGCATGTCTTTGGTCGGATGGTTCAGCGTGAACAGGCCACCGGCACCGTTCGGCTGGTAGTCCCTGCACATAAAGCGGTCGATGACGGAGTCAGCGCGTTCCTCGTGGAAGCGACTGTCGTCCATGGCAGCAAGCCCCAGGCTCACCACCATGTTCCAAAACCACTGGCCCACACGGTTTCCCGCATTGGAATCCTCCATGATGTGCTCTTCGGTGCGGATGGCCAACGCCACCATCATCTCCAGCATGCTGCACGGAATCCCCTGAAATGCTGCGTCGATCTTTCCATACGGGATATTACTCTCGGTGGCAAAGCGGTACCGCAGATTGATACCGTCGGTAGCTCTGCAGCCGTCCATCTCGCAGGCCGGAATATAATTTTTGTTGAACAAAAACGTCAGCAGGCGGTGAAATGAGAGATTCCGAGGCTCCCATTCCCCGCATACAATTTTGTAGAGCCAGTCATGATACTGCTCTGCAGTCTCCGAAAAAATCATTCTTCCTCCTCCCAGTTCTGTCTGGACTGGATGATCTCATAATCCTTATGATAGTTGTTGTTGCGGACGTGGACGGCGCTGGGCATGTACTCGCCGAAGTGTTTCAGTGCTTCGCTGCCGATGGTTTTGGAAATATCATCCTCATCCAGCGGTTCATTTTCTCCATCAAATACCAGCTTGCCATCCGCATAGTACGTCAGGAAGCTCGTCTCATAGTCGTCCTCGGAGCCAAAGTCATCCGGCTGGATGATCTCGATTGCAGCATGCGCAACGGGCTCCGGGTCAGATTCGGTGCGGTACTTCCCTGTCAGCTGCTCAAAGCTCTTCTGGGTAGCCTTTTCCTCAATGGTTTTGTCCATGTCGGCCTCTTTCTGTGCGTAGTGCTCCCGGACGTCCTCGATCTGGGTGTCCGCATACTCCTGATACTTTTTCAGCAGCATCGTGTGCATAAAATATGCGCCTCCGGCAAAGCCTGCCGCGAAGATCAAAATATCACGAATGGTCTTGTTCATTTTCTTCTCCTTTGATGCTCAGCATCGTAAAAGCCATCCCGCCAAAGAAAAGGGAGACACTCATCAGAATGCCTCCCACCACATGGCGCTTGCGTTTGGTATCGGTCAGATAGTCCAGAAACAGAAACATGCTTTCCAAACTGTCCATAGGCCACCTCACTCCGAAAGGACCGCCAGACCAGAGACGAAACAGACTCCGGCCATGGCAGCAAACAGGTAAGACAGTCTCTTAACGAATCTGGTCATAGCGTATCCCTCCAAAATATCAGTCTCAGATTTTGTCGATGATGGGACCGTCACAGTTAAAGCGCAGCATCACGCTCCGCTCCCCACCATTGATAAAGCTGTTCAGTGCATCGTCCCCTTCCACGTAGTTCGTCACACCGAAATCCACGTGGTTCTGCCGGGTCTCATCGTTCGGGTCATAGATCCAGCCCACGATCTGCCCTTCCGGGGTCTTCATGGTCACACCGCCGTGCGTGCCGATGCTGCTCAGAACGTCGTTCAGGAACAGGTGCCCCTGGATGCGCAGCCGCTTGTTTGCCGCCTGCTCCATCAGGAAAAGGTAGTTGCGGTTCAGCTGGTTGTCAGCCTGCCAGGTGTCCACCGTCTCATCAAAGATGCAGGTGTAAGGGCTGGTGTGCGCCATCGCCACGTCCGTGTACTGCTTGATGGTCTCTTCCACGCCGTTCTCGTCGGTCTTTTTGTTCTCGATCTCCACGGCTTTCACGTTGTGCTCCAGCTCCTGCTGCACACGGTTACCGAAACGGTCCGTCACACGGGTTCGGTATTCCTCAAACGCCTTGTCCAGCGCGATGTAAGCGGCGGTAAGGCTGGCGTTCCGCTTGGTCATAATGTGATGGGAGCCAAACATGCAGCCGAGCGATGCAACGCCCAGGCCAACTGCAGGGGCATAGACCTTGGCCAGCGCCACGCCGGTATGGACGTAGGCAGTCGTAATATCATTTTTGAACTCATTCTCGGTGTAGGTTTCCCCTTCACCCAGTACGAGTTCCCCGCTGTCGATCTTGGCCTTTGTATCGTGTATGGTCTGGACCGCAGCATTGTGCTCTTTCAGAATATCCTGCGCCTTGATGGTCGCCTTGCATGCCAGCACGGTAGCGGTCACACCGCCCACAGCAGCCCCCACAATCATGATAGTCGGGCTTGCTTTCTTCAGCTTGTAGCCGTATTTGGATGCCGCACGGGTCACTTTGCCCATGAGTTCACTTTTGTCGATCTTTTTCAGAAACTTCATAAAATATCAATCCTTTCTATTTAGTGCAGCGGTACGGGCCGGGGCAGGATCAGGCGGTACCCTCCCGGGATGCCCTTGATGTAAGCACCATCAAGGTTATGCCAGCCGTAATTGTAGTCCGTGTTGTCGGGGGTAACGCCCATCAGGTCCCACAGGTCGCCGACGGATACCCGGTCATACTCCCGGATCGAGCCGTACATCTGGTTCAGCGTGTCGTCCGCATCGCCCCGGTTTTCAAAATCGAGATTCTGTAAGCTCCTGCGCGTCGGCTGGTTCGAGCTCTGCGGGCCACGGCTTCCCTGGTAATACCCGTCGTAGCTGTTGCGCTGGGTGCGGGAGCCGGAATAGTTCGTGGAACTGCCACGGGAGCGGTCTTCACCCCAGAGCGCGATGCTGACTGCCGAATTAAAAATACTCCAGATGCCATTTTTCAGCATCGGAAGCAGATAATCCGCGATGATACGGTCTTTCACGGTCTTCAGGTCCTCTGCCAGGAAATCGCTCGCCAGCTTCTGGATGTCGTTCTGTTCCTTAACGGTCACTTTTCCCTTGACCACCTTCTGGAACTTCTTCTGCGGTTCTGCGGGCTTTTGCCCAATGCTGGATTTCGGCATATCTACTTGTGCCATGTTGCCATCCTTTCAAAACAAAAAAGTAAGAGCCCGCGATTTCTCGTAAGCTCTTGCTCATCAAACATTATTCTTCCTCAGAAGTCTCCTCGACGTTCTCAGAAACGTTCTCCACGTCAGGCTCAACGACCTCTTCCACCGTCCAGGGAGCACGCAGATGAATCTTCTTCTTGGTCTTCGGCTTATCCTCTTCCGTCTTGCTCTTCTTGTTCTTCAAGTGCTTGATCCCGCCAATCACAGCGGCACCGGCAATTGCAGCCACGCCAATCGCAAGCTTCAGATTCATACCCGAAGTCTCCTCGTTTTCGATCATCTGAACATTCTCCTCCGGAACGACCTCAACAGAGTTCTCGTTCTCCATAACAGTAGTCTCGTTCATGTTCATTTCGTCCATAATAGTTACCTCTTTCTTTTCTTAAAGTTTATAATGTCGGAGTATTACCTCCATAAAGGGAGCTGTATTTTTCGCGTTGGTATCGCAAATATCAGTACCCCAGCCACTTGGGCGGAGTGCGATAATCCAGCACCAGGCAGGGCATTCCATCCTCATCCAACTTGGAAGAGTAGAATGTTTCGATGTTGAGGGTATTATCGGTATCCCAGCCCAGCAGATCGCCGTTGTGGTTATGCTCGATACCGAGATAGTCAAACAGATCGTTCTCCGTCAGACAGGAATCGCTCAGCAGCTGCTTGTTTGCGCCGTTGATGGCCTTCTCGATTGCATTCTGCGTTGACCAGAAAGGCCTCCCAGAAAGGCTTTCCCAGCACTTGATCGTCTTGCCGTATGCCTCACTCGCATCCAGATTGATTCCTTTCGCATGGGGGATCACCGCAGGTTCCGGCGTTTTCGCCATCTTGTCGAGGGTCACGGCCTCCCGGATCTGATGTTCTTTCTCCGGGCCGATAGTCTCCAGCACCTTGTCCTGATACGTCCGCAGTGCCGTCTCCGAAAGTGTGCAGGCCGCCGCAAGCGCAGCGTTCTGCTTGTTCTCTACCTTTAGAGCCCCCACCGCGCACACGGTCGAGACGCCAAGGCTCACTGCAGTCGGAATATAAACAGGGCCTGCCGTCTTCACGATGGTCTTCACGTCCAGCTTTTCGACACCAAGCTCTTTTTTCTTGTCCTCCAGCAGGATCATCGCCTTCGGGGTTGCTTCCACGGCAAAGCCGACCGCCATAAATGCGCCCGCGATGCCAAAGCCCAACAGAATCTTGGATGCGTTCTTGTTCAACATCCGCCCGGCAGCCCGGGTAACCGTTTTAAGTTTCATGTTCGTACCTCCCTAAAATATAAAAGAAAGAGCCGTAGATTTCTCTACAGCTCTCGCCTTTCAGATTCGACCATTCCGTTTCAAATTCCGAAACCGAATTTCTGTATCACGCTGATCATCGCGTTCCAGTTGGATCTGGTAACAGATATATTCGTACAGTCTGGTCGGCTGCTTCTTCAGATAGCGATACAGCCCCATAAAGCCGTATTTCACTGAACGTGCAACTTCCTTCAGTATGCGTACCATTACCTTGTCCAACATTGCATAATAGTCGTGATCGTACATAAATACCAATCTCCTTCGTTTGTCAGTTTGGATATCTCTTCCATAAGGGGGACTGTATTTTTCGCGTTCACTGGTTCTTTTCCTCCAGCTGACGCCGTACCTCTTCCTGCACCATGTCATGCAGCTCTTCATCGGTCTTCTGCTGCTCGATCAGGTCATGTCCAAAGCTCAGGATCGCACTTGCCGCCATTAGAGCAACACTTGCTACGCTCCACCAGTTGATCTTTTTCATAATTGCTTCTCCTTTTTGTCACAGTATTCTGCATAGGGGTCATAGTCGATATAATTTTCGATCGGCGGCTGGAACGAGTCCACATAATATACTTCCAGGCCGTCATCAGTGGTCTGCTTGTAATACTGGAAGTCGATCCAATAATACTCCCACTCATTTGCCAGATAGTCCGCAGACCAGCCCGTTGTATCCCCATTTGGCAGATATTCCAGTCCGAGACAGCTGTAGAAGTCATTGAGAGACACCTCTCCATCCACTGCAAAGCTGCGGTTTATCGTGTAAAATGCATCGGTCAATTCCGCTTCCGTGGCATGAAAATACCGTTTCGAGATGGGTTCATAGCAGAGCAGTTTTTCCGTCTTCATGTCAGAAGTCGGTTCTTTTGTGACGCTCTGTGCGTCTTTCCAGACGTCCTTTTCGGCATCAGTCCCCAAGCGCTCCGCCACCTGCCTGCGGTATTCCTGATAGGTCTTTCCCAGCGCCATGTAAGCTGCGGTCATGCTCGCCAGCTGCTTTTTATTCAGCGCGTTGGAGCCGAGGATGCAGGCGATGGTGCCGCCGCCAAGGATAACAGCCGGCACATACGCCTTCCAGCAATCCAAAACTTTCTGCTTTGTGGTATAGCAAGACTCGCCGTAGTTTTCGCAGTCAATCGCAATCATGTTCTTTTCGATGATCTTCTGTGCTTTTGTGCTTGCCCGCCCAGTCTCGATGGCCGTTGCCACCACACCTACGGATGCCGCCACTGCCAGGATGGTTCCGCCATGCTTGCGCAGGAATTTCGCGCATGTTTTCGTTAGTTTCATTGTTCAACCTCCATTTTGAAAAATAAAAGAGCCCACGATTTCTCGTAAGCTCTTGCCTTAATGATTAGTGCTTATTTTCCAGATACTTATCCGTAAAGAAATCAAACACTTTTTGGTCGCGCTTGCAATACTTTTTGTGAAACGTATCGTTCAGTTCGTTTGCAGCCTGCGTATGCCCCATTTGTACCAAATCGGACCATATACACGCCATAGATACCACGGCGAGTGCGTCGATCACATAATAAGCTGCAATGCAACCCGTAATTGCTCCAATCAATTTCTTCATAGTTCGTACCTCCAAAATATAATTCTGAGACTAACCATCTCATAAAGCACACTGAAAATTTCGCGTCACAGCACTCCGGTCTGCTTCAGAATTGCCATCAGGTCTTCTTTGCTCAATACAGCATCAATGTCCAGATGTACACGCACATATTTCTCATTCTCGCTGTACCCAACAAAAATATCATTGAGATCTAGGTCAGCACTCTTATATCCATGCTTTCGGATCGCTTTCGCAGCTACCTGTGCGATCACATTGCGCAGAAATGCCGACTGGATGTGCATAATGTCCTCCATTACTTTGCCTCCTGTAACTTCCAGATAATTTTCCAAATATATGTGTTTATTACTTTTAAGTAATGCTGGATTTCAGTATCATCCTCGGTCAGACACAAATCCTGTACGAGTCTCTGCGCCTGATAAAATTTTTCTTTATTTGTCTTTGTCATGATGTCCCTTTCACGAGAAAAAGATAAGAGGGCGTGATCTTTCAGATATTGTTCTCTTCCAGATTGCTCTCTCTCATTTTGTCCAATGCCTTTTTCTGGTTCCATTTTGCCCATGCGATGTATGCGCCGGCGATTGCTGTCCACAATCCCATTGCAACTCCGCAGAGCTTAAAATAAGTTCCCCAAGTCCAAGGTTTGTTCATAAAGTTCTTAATAGCTTTCATCATAGTTTTTCTCCTTTCAATATAAGCCCTCTTACCTCCATAAAGGGAGCTGTATTTTTCGCGCCGAAAAGAAAGAGCCCATGCTTTCGCATAAGCTCCTCTCCGGGATAGCGCCCACCTAAGTTGTGTTTGTCCGGCCTATCGTCAAAGTTCAGTCTTTCGACGGTCGGAACGCCCGACACAACAGCCACACCACAATGGTTACAATTGCCATTGCAGCAGCTGTCATGATCATCTGCCCAACCGTAATCGAATAATTCCAAATTTTCTTAAAAATAGATTCGTTCATACTCTTTACTCCTTTTCTTGGGCTTTCTCCCATAAGGCAAGGAGTTTTTTTCGCGTCAAATCAAGCTCCTATCAAACACGGTCTCCCAGCGTTCCCGCTTGATGGGTTTCATCCGCAGCGCCCACATGATCTGCCGGACCGTCACTGTGGGATATTCGCCATTTTGATTTTTCCGTTTGGCGTGGCTGTCAAAATATTCCTTGAAACCGTCATGCAGGTAAATTTTGTCAGTCAGCCACGGATCAATGGCGCTCCAGTAGGTCGCCTTGGTCTTCTCGTTGTATCGCTGCTGGATCACGCACAATCCCCTGTCATGCTCCTTGTAAAGTGTGCAGACGCGATAAACTGGGTGATTACAGCGGTAAACGCTCCCGTAATAGCTCGTCCACTCTTCGGGTGGTATCTCGTGATATCGCATAAAAATAAAGAGAGTCCGCAGCTTTCGCCACGAACCCTCCTCGGTTCCTCCTTTACTCTTTTTCCGTAAAGCCTCGCTTCAATTCACGTACTCCCTCACCAATTGCTCTCGACAGCTGCGTTACGCCGCCAGCCTCGCAGATTGACCAGTATACTGTCATACCAACCGTGACGACACCCGTCAGCGCCTTTACGCCGATCTTTGCCCAGTCAAGTTTGCGCGCTTTCTCCGAATTTTCCTTGTTGAGTTCCATTTCGTGCACTTTCCGCACTTCCTCGTCCTCTTTCAGGTTTTTGTCGTTTTCCTGCGCCTCATCCTTGAGCTGCATATCATACAGCTTCAACGCCATGTTTGCCGCCTTGTCGTAGTCTTCCGTACCAGGCTTCAAATCTCTGAGACTCTCCAACGATTTCTTCGCCGCGTCTTTCAGCAATTCCTTGTTTTCGTAGTTTTCCATTTTGAATTTCTCCTTTACAAAGTAAATCTGGAGTTTCCTCCATGATAGGGGCCGTTATTTTCGCGCCAGGTCGAGCTTGTTCACTTTCAGCACCACGTACTCCTCTTCTTCAAAGTCTTTCACCTCCTCATCCAGGCTCAAGGAAAGGTAAGGCCAATCCTCGCTGTCCGGCTCCCCAATGATCAGCTCGCCCACGGCATGGTTGCGGTCGCCCGCGTGCCAGCAGATGGTCATCCCCACAAGGACCCCGACAAGCATCGCAAAAATCAGATAAGCAAAGTACCAGTTCATAGTTCATTTCTCCTTTATAATACTGTAGTGATGAAAACGGTCGTCTGCATTCTGGAAAAAAGAAAAGAGCCCACGATTACTCGTAAGCTCTCCGCTTCTCAGATGTCTTTGCGAATCATAAAGAGTTCGCCATTCGATATGATCACCCGTACTATTCCACGGCAGCGGATTCGGTCGATTGCCTGGTTGTAAGCAGAGCGTGCCGTCTCGCTCGAAGCGTAGTCATGTTCAACAAACATCACTTTGCTCCGACTCTCGATAAACACCCTCAACTTATCCGTAGCATCGACATAACCTCTGTCATATCTTCTCTTCACAGTTTTCGTCATAAATATCAATCTCCTTTCGTTGTTCGGAAGACATCTCTTCCATAAAGCAGGCAAAATTTTTCGCGTCTAACCTAGAATAAGAAAAAGAAAGAGCCCAAGTTTCCTTGAGCCCGTTTTCCGGTCAAATGTTTTCATTGAACACCAGCCCGAATGTTGTTCAGCATCAGAAGCTCTTCGCCCTCGTTCCAGCCTGCGTAGTTGCCGTTATACGACTCCTCAAACGCTGCCTTTACAGAGTTCATCACTTTCATAAAGCCATTCACAATATTCTTAAACATAGTAGTTACCTCCTAAAATTTAACATTTCTTTCCATAAAGGAGGCTGTATTTTTCGCGTCCAAAAAAGAAAACGCCATGATAAATCATAGCCACATGCTAATTACATCCTCGGCTAACATTAACCGCAGCGATTTTCAAACTTCCGTCTCCACCCGTAGGCTCGCCATTTCTTTTCCTTTCCATAAAAGAACATGTATTTTTCGCGTCTATGTAAAAAATAAGAGCCTATGTTTCCATAAGCTCCATTTTGATTCAGTGCCTTTTCTTCGTTCGCTGTCGCACCTCATCCGTCTTTGCGCCCACAAAGCCAATGCATTTGGCCAGCAGCACGATCAACAGAATCGCAATAATCAGACTAAACATAATAATCTACCACCTTTCTCATAAAGGCGGCTGTTTTTTTCGCGTCACCCACGTTCTTTGCTGAGAAGCCAGAAGAATTTATGATAGAGCTGGTAGTACATCTCGGAGCCGCAGGGACACCCGCGTGCCCGGAGTTGATTGTACGAAAGGCCCTCCGTTACACCTTTCAAAATGTACGGTGCAATCGCTGGCTCCAGCATCGCCAGACAGTCGTTGATGAGCTCGATGTGCTGGGAGTAGTATGCCCGGAGCATGGCACAGCGCTCTGTTGGATCGGATGGCATGTTCCCTTTGACAATGCCTCCTACCTCATCTCCGTGCGACTGCCAGCCGTCCAGCAGAGCCAGTGCTTTCTTCCACTCCTTATACTGGAAGCAGAAATGTTTTAGCTCGTAGTAACGGTGCCGGGAAAGATGGTAGGGATTTTTGGGAGACAACTCCGGCTTCTCATGCCTCATTTCTTACCCTCCCATACGTACCCGGTCTGTTCGTATAAGAGTTTGGGCGAAATATAATAGTTTATTCGTCCATACTTAGAATTCATCTGTTCGATGCTAGTGATTTTGACGCCATTCCGTGTCGCCTCTCCAATCGGCAACCAGCCAGCAATAATTCCGGCTCTTATCCACGATGCCTCTTTCCCGTATGCCATGGCCGCCACTCGTACAGGCACCGATCCAGTTCCTAATTTAGGTTTATCCATTTGTTCCAACTCCTTTTTAGAATTTCCAAGTGCTTTTTGTCACATCTTGGCACTACAAGGATGTTAGTGGAAAAAATAGACGTCTGCGTCATGCTTTTATTTTTTCTATACATGAACCATTGACAAGGTAAAGTGAATCGTTTAATCTAGAATAGAATTAAAAAGCAAAAAAGCCCGGTTTCCCGAGCTTTTTAATGCAGTTTTTATTCAAAAATGCATTTTATTGTACTTATACAATCTTATAATCATTAAGAAAGGAATGTGATAAATATGTTAGTCGCCTGCCCTGAGTGTCAGCTACAGGTTTCAGATAAAGCTCTTGCCTGCCCTCATTGTGGTTTTCCACTCCAAACACAGCAAGAGACAACTTCCACCCTAAAGCCTCGAAAGCGTAACAAGCGCCGCCGTCTCCCAAATGGCTTCGGTCAAATCACCGAGATCAAGAATCGCAATCTCCGCAGACCATTCCGTGCTATGGTCACCATTGCTAAAACAGATGAGGGAAAACCTATCTGTAAACTGCTCCAACCGCAGGCCTATTTTGAAACCTATAACGACGCATACCAGGCACTGCTCGATTACAACAAGAATCCATTTGACCTTGATAAATCCATTACCATGCAGGCTCTTTATGACAAATGGATGGTCTCCTACTCCAAAAAAGTATGCAGTGGAAATGTCATAACGACCCGAAGTGCCTGGAAATATGCTCACTCCATCTATAACATAACTGTCCGGGAAGTTCGTATCCCCCAGTTGAAAAACGTTATCGTTAACGGTCAGTTCGTAGACAAAAGTGGAAAAAGGCACATCACAACCCCGTCTACACAAAACACTTTGAAAAAAACGCTTAATCTTCTATTTGACTTTGCCGTTGAAAATGAATTGACCGACAAAAACTATGCCCGCCTTTTTAAAATTCCAGGTGAGGCTTTCCAAGAAAAAGTCAACCATGTCATCCCCCATGTCAGCTTCACGGATGAGGAGATGCAGGTTCTCTGGAATGCTCTCGGATCTGACCCTACAGTAGAACTTATGCTGGTGCAATGCTATTGTGGATGGCGTGCTTCGGAACTTTTACATATCAAATTCTCAGATATCGACCTTGAAAACCGAACCATGGTCGGAGGCTCCAAAACCGAAGCAGGCCAAAATCGCATCGTTCCTATTCATCCTCGGATTTTTGGCATCGTGCAAAAACGATACCTTAATGCTAAAACCAACCATTATGAATATCCATTCTATCTTCCCAGCGCTGATGGTTCTTATCGCTACCCCCGCTATGAATTCTATGCTCGCCACTTTAATCAAACTGTTAAGGCCCTCGGTATCGCGCCGCATCACTCTCATGACTGCCGTAAAACATTTGTTACACATGCCAAAGAAGCCGGGGTTGATGAATACGCCATCAAGCGTCTCGTCGGTCATCGGATTCAAGACCTTACAGAGCGCGTTTACACAGACCGCAGCATCGAATGGCTCAGAACGGAGCTCGAAAAGATTCCCTGATTAGCACTCTCCCAAAAATCAGTGGTTCGGTTCATGTACAGTTAGTGTATGAGTTGCACAAGTTTGTCGCTCATTTATCCAGTCCATTGGCTTTCAAATCAACTTGTTAATGTTAATTACGTTTATCCAATGCACTAATATTCAAGGTTAAGTTTTTGTGTCCTCTCAAAAAGCTGCTTTTCAGCGTAAAAAATCAGTCCCCGTCCTGGCAGAAAGTTCTTTTCCGCAGGACAGGGACTGTTCTCTATTTTCTTTCGGAACGCT